GTGCCACGCTCCGTACCGCCGCCCGACTGGGTCCTCACCCGCCGCCGCGCAATCGGAGGCCGCATCCGCGCCGCCCGCCTCGCCGCCGGGTACACCCAGGAGCAGGTCGCGCTCCGTATCCCGATGGACCGAGCAACCTACATCCGGATCGAGCAGGGCCACTCAGCCGCACTCGTCGACAGCCTGATCCTCATCGCTGACGCCATCGGCGTCCCGCTCTCCGAACTCGTCGAGTAGCCAAGCCCGCCACGTCACACCGGCGGAGTACCCGGAGGAGACGGCGTCGGCGGCGGATGAGGCAGCGCCGGCCCCGGACTCGGAGGAGTCTGCGGCGACCCGCTCCCGTGCCGCCCCTGCTCAATCCGGCGCCCCGTCAGCTTGTAGACGCCCAGCGGCGGGAACAGGTCGACGCGCCGCGGGTACTCAGCGACAGCGCAGGGTCGGCACAGCAGATCCGTGCCGGCGTCCGTGACGCGCACGCCCTGCACCGGGTTCACCCAGCAGGCTTCGCAGGTGATGACCGCGGTCGGGGACTGGGTAGCATTCATCGGCGCCGCCCGGGGGGTGTCGGCGGTCGGGTGATGGTGGTACGCATGAGGCGCCTCCGTCCAGTGGATGGGGTGGTGACCCGGCCCGGCCGCTGTCCTGCCAGAGGTGAGCGGCCGGGCAGGGAAGCTCAGGTATGGCAGGGGCACGCGCAGTGCAGGCGCTCGATGATTGCGGCGCCCACGGTGATGTCCTGGTTGCCAGCGCACATCCGGTGGGCCTCCGGCCAGTCGGCGGCAACGCGGCACTCCGGCGACCGGTACGCCGCCTCCGGCCGAATGGCAGGCCGGGTGTCCATGAGCGTCACCGGGCGGCGCGATCGGCGCACGCGGTTGCGTCCGCGCACTCGCGGGGGAACCAGCTGTACGCGGCGCCGTCAGGCGGGGAGACGCGCTGCTCGCCCAGGTCGGTGCCGAGGTCGACGCCCAGGCGCTCCCGGCACCAGACGCAGCACCAACCTCGCTGCTGCCGCTCGGACATCTCGCGGACCGGAGGTAACTGGCGTACGGCCACGGTCGCTCCCTGGTCGTCGGGGGTAGTCCTCAGACCGTAGGGAGCGACGTTTCTCGGATACCACCGCGTTTCTCGCTGTTTCTCCGGACGGCTCCGCTGTTGCTCCGGGTTTCTCAGAAGCCGATCGCGGCTCGAGCGCGGGCGATGACACCGTGGGCGGCCCGCCCCGTCACCGCACCCTCAGCCAGCCCCTCCCACACCTTCGCGTACAGGGCAATGTCGTCGGCGGAGTCCAGCCACATCTCCGTGTGCCACGTCTCGGCGATGACCAGGCGCTCATCGTGAATCCAGAAGTCATCTCCTGTAGCGATCCGCACGTCTGCCGTGAGCGGAATGATCCCCAGCTCCACGGTCGACAGCCCGTTCACGGACATCAGCCGGTCCAGCTGGTCGGCCAGGACGGCACGGGTGCAGATCCTCGTGTGCAGGGCGGCCTCGGCTACGAGCACCCGATACCGGCGTCCCGCCAGGTAGAGCCCCTCCTGCCTGCGCATCCGGGAAGCGACCGCTCCCTCGATATCGCGGGTCACACCGTGGAGCTCGGCGTACCGGGTCAGGACGCTGCGGGCGTACTCGGGCGTCTGGAACACGCCGGGGATGACGGCGCTGAATCCGCGGAACATCACGGTCCTCTCGTGCTGCGCGCCGAGAGCGTCCTGCACGGAGCGGTGCCCGGCCGCGAGCTGGCGGCGCCAGGACCGGTACGTGGACTCCAGCCCGGCGAGGCGGCCGTGCAACTCCGGGGCGCACTCCGGCTGCCCGGCCGCCGCCGCCCACGCTTCCAGGTCCGCTGTGCTCGCCGTCTGCTTGCCGTTCTCCAGCTTCGAGACCTTCGACGGGGCCCACCCGCAGCGGGCGGCGAGGTCGCGGACGGTCAGCCCGGCCTCGGTGCGCAGCTCACGAAGCCGCGCACCGAGGAGGACCCGGGCTCGCTGAAAATCGGTGCTCACATAGGGGACGGTACCCGGCCGATGAAGTCCTCGTACCTGACCGCGTAGTGCCATGCCGCGTCACGGACCTGGCACGCCCGGAGAACCTGCTCTGGGTCGGTCGTCAGCTCCATCCGACGGTCCGCGTCATCCCAGTTGAAGCGGGCCAGGACCCGGGAGTCGAACAGCCAGAAGTCACCTTCGCCCGAGAGACCGAGGGCGACCGCCGCCGACCGGTGCAGGTAGCGGATGTCCTCCCCAGCGGCGAGGTTGCTGGGTGTCGTGGCCAGCAGGTACCGCTGGTTGTCCGTCGGAGGCTCATCGACCAGGCGGACGCGCTCGATACGCCGCCCGTCCGCCGTCTGCGCGCGGGCGTTGGTGAACCAGGGACCACCGTCGTCGCATGGCGGCATGACGCCTCTCAGGAACTGCTGGTACTCCTCCGTCCCTTGGTCGGCGGCGTACTCCCGGCGGGTCTCCAGCCGCCATGCAGTGTGCTCGAAGCCGTCCCGGAAAAAGTCGAGTATCTGGGCGGCGGGTACGACGTCCGACAACGTCACTCCTTGGGCGCGAAGTTCACGAGGAGCGCCCTGTCGACGACGACGAGCGACTCCCCTTTGAGCGGGTTGGCCATCTGCGCGAGGACCTCGGGGTCGGTGACGGTGTACCCCTGGACGAGGATCTCCCCGGACTCGACGTCCTCGTACAGCGTGGGGCATTCGCCGGTCTTCGAGTTGGTGCCGAGCATCCGCAGTGTGCGGGCCATGTGCGTCCCCTCTCGCATGGTGCCTCAGCCGGACGGCCGAGGCGTGATCGACGGTAGCCGGGCGATCAAGAAACACGCCACCTCCGGGCGCACGCCAAGGGCTCCACCATGGGGCCGTACGATTCTGGCCGTGGCTGATATCGACATCCCTGAGTCCCTGATCGAGCTGGAGCGCGCGGCCTGGACCGAGCAGCAGGCCGGCGCCCTGACCGTGGCGACGGCGGCCGCCGTGCAGCAGGCCATCACCGACCACGCGGCAGCCACCTCCGGGGCATCCCGGTACCAGGTGGAAGCCGCCCTGAAGAAGCTGGTCCGTCACCCCGCTGGCTCCTGACCCCACACACACGAAGGCGCCCCGCCTCGGCTTCGGCCGATGGCGGGGCGCAGTGCGTTGCTCAGCAGGTGAAGACGGCGAACGCGAACGTGACCTCGTACCCATCCGCGTCGAAGCATTCGATGTTCCACACCGTGCCCCGGTCCGCGCAGTTCATCAGGACCCGGCCCACCCGCTCGACGCCGGCCGCGCCCAAGACCTTCTCGACGGTGCCGTTCCGGTTCTCGTAGGTCAGCTTGTACTGCGGCTCGCGGCCGAGGTCGTGCCCGGTGACGAGACCGGGGATGTCTGCGGTCATTTCGTCGTGGGTGGGGGTGTCGTGGTCGGTGCCGACGCGGGCGATGCCGGTCTCGGTGGCGGTGGTGTACGCGACGAGGTGGATGGTGAGCACGGCGGTCTCCCTCATGGGGTCAGGCGGCAAGCAGCAGGCGGGCGGCGAGCTGGTGGTAGCAGCGGCCGGACTTCAGCCCGGCGGGGCAGGTGCAGTTCGACGGGTGGGTCAGGTAGGTCTCGGTTCCGTCGGTGCTGATGGCGGTGAAGACCTGGCCGCGCAGGGGGATGATCGCGGCGTCTTCGATCAGCTCGCGGGCCGAGGTGACCTGGTGGGGCTTGTACTCGGTGAGGTCGACGGCCGCGTTGCGGATGTGGCGGCCGCAGGTGGGGCCGTATCCGGCGGCGATGGAGCGGGTGGAGGTGAGGCGGCGACCGCAGCGGAGGCAGTTGGTGTGTGCTGCGGTGGCGTTCATCTGGTCTCCCTGGGCTGGTGCGCTTCCTTGTGAGACCCATGTTGGCCTACTCTGTAGGCTATGTCAACTGGGTAGGCATAGAGAGTTGGCCTATCTTGTGGGAGAGTGGGGCCATGGACACAGCCCGACTCGAACTCTCAGCTCAGCGGTACCGCGAGGCAGAGCAAGCGCTCGAAGCCGCCCGCGAAGACCTCCAGGCCGAAGCCGTCGCCGCCCTCCAGCAGGGCGATGAGCGCGGCAGCCAAGCGACCGTCGTCCGCATCACCGGGTGGACCCGCGAGTACGTGCGCCGCCTCAAGAAGAAGGCCGACGAGGCTGCGACCGAGTAGGCGCAGCTCACGCCGAAGCCCCCTCCCACACCTGGTGGGAGGGGGCTTCGGCATACCTCACGGGTACTGGCGGCGGAACGGATCCAGGGCCAGCGGCGACGGATCAGGATCTGACGGGGCGGGCGCCCCATCACGGCGGCACATCAGCCCATCCGGATCACCCGGTGGCGGCTGCAAGGTGTACCCGTCCGGGCACGTCTGCCCATCCGCCCCATCGCGCCCGTTCGCCCCGTCCGTGCCCGGCGCCCCAGCCGGACCGGCCGGCCCCGGGTCGCCCTTCGGCCCCGCCGGACCGACCACGGACTGCCCATCCGCGCCCGGGGCGCCGGACGGGCCGACCGCACCCACCCCGTCGGCCCCGGGCTCGCCGCCCGCCCCCGGCGAACCCGACGGCCCAGCCCGACCAGCAGGGCCCACCGGCCCGGTCGGACCCGTCGCGCCCTGCGGCCCCCGCGGGCCGACCACCGACACACCCTGCTCCCCGCGGCTTCCTGGCGGGCCCGCCACCGGCTTCCCGCCGAGCCGCTCCACCTGCTGTGCCAGCGCATCCCGCGCCTCGTTCGCCGTACGCAGCTCGCCCGACAGGCCCTGCACCGTCACCACCAGGAACCCGAACCCGGCCAGCGTCAGGGCGGCGACGAGCGCAAACACCACGTCAGTGCGCCGCCGTTCGGCCCCGGGGCTCTTGTGTCGTCTCACGCCGCCGCTCCTTTCGCGCTGAGGTACACGGTCAGGATCAGGAGCAGGACTGGGGCGACCAGCGCGGTGAAGATCAAGCGCCGGTCAGCGGCGCGCCGGTCAGCCGCACGCTGCTCGTCCGCCCGCCGCCGCTCGGCCGCCTGCTCCCGCGCCTCCTCGATGCCACGGACCCGCTCGGCCACCAGCCTGAGCGCCTCGTCTTTCGCGAGCTGCTCCAGCTGGTACCGCTCCAAGCTGACCTTGCTGTCGAGGCGGAGGCCGAGCTCTCGGAAGTCGTCCTTGAGATCCTGCCGGACGTCTTCGAGGCGGCGCATCACCTCGCCGAGAGTCGGGTCATCAGGCACGTGCTACTCCACTCGCTCAGGTCAGACGCTGGTCGGTCGGGCCGGGGCCGGCGGCGGGGTGATGGGGGTGACCTGGCCGCGGGTGATGAACATCAGGACCGCGAGGACGCAGCCGTTGATGGCGGCCGTGGTGGTCGGGGCCACCTCGAACCCGAACGCCCCGACGGCGGACGCGATCGTGGCGACGGCGGCGGTGAACGCCTGCACGGCAATGGGCCGGGTCAGGGCGGCGGCGATCGCACCGAGGATGGCGGAGGTTCCGGCGACGGTCCACCCGGCCTGCTCGGCACTCAACCCGATGTTGAAGGTGACGACCAGGCCGAGGACGGCCGCGAGGGAGTTGAGCCAGAGGGCGGGCTCGCGCCCGAAGATCGGCTTCATGAGAGTTCCGTTTCTGTGAGGAGGGATCAGACGGCCCAGCGGAGACCGCGGACCAGCCGGTGGGAAACCTTGGCGTCAGCGTCGGCGAGGACTTCGAGCTTCAGCTGCTCGTTGGGGTCGAGTGCGCCGGGCCGGGTGAAGACCGCGTTGAGGGTGCCGTCGGCACCGATGACGCCGCCGTCCTGCCGCAGGTCGAGGGACGGGCGTTTGGTGGCCAGGGGCAGGTCATGGAACCGGCCGGTCACCCGGGTCCCCGGCTTGCCGGTGACGACGACGTAGGCGGCCACGGTGTACTGGCACGGGCCCTGCGCGATGGCCGAGTCCGCAGCCATGCGGAGCAGCGTCCACTCACCGGCCTTGAGGTCCGGTCCGCCGGCTTCTACTTCGGTGATCGGTTTGGGCATGTCGTCGGTCTCCTTCACGGGAGGGGCGGGGGCAGGCGGCGGGGGTGAGGTGGGCTTGTCGTCGGGCGCCGGGTCCAGGCGCTTACCGATCCGGTCGCGCATCGCGGCCATGGTGAAGCCGCGGGGGTCGACCTTGCCGGGCTGCCACTCCAGGTGCCCGATGACCGACCGCTGCGACCAGCCGTGCGCCCGGCAGATCGCGGCCGCCGCCCGCTCGATGGCGAGCAGTTGGGCCAGTGGCCAGGGGTCCTTGCCGTCGCCGAGGTTGACGCACTCGAAGCCGTAGAAGTAGCGGTTGCCGTCAGTGTCCGCCTCGTTGTCCGGCGACAGGCTCGCGCGCTCTTCCTTGACCGCTTGGAGGACGTCGCCATCGCCGGACCCGGCATGGTTGGCCCGCCCGCTGGAGACCAAGTGGACGATGCCGGCCTTGTCGATCACGCCGTGACACAGCGGGCCGGGCAGTCGGGAATGGCCGTTGTAGCAGAGCTCGACGGAGGACGCGGTGCCCGACGTGACGGTGTGGTGGATCATCACCCCGTGCACAGGGCCCCAGAGCCCTGTGTGGTTGCGGTTGTTGGTACGCCAGTTCCGGTGCTCCACGACCTTGAGGCCCTCAGCGCGCAAGGCCTCAAGGAGCCGGTCGGCGGACAGTGGTGTGGCCATGCGAGTCCTCCAAGCTAGTGATTGACGGGGATACATCAGCGAGCGTCAGGCGGGCGGGAGCTCGCAGTACTGCTGTGCGTAGTCCTCGGGGCTCAGGGATCCGTAGTGCATGCCGTTGAACCGCAGCACCTGCCAGCCGGGCCTGGTAGCCACGTCATAGGTGAGGCCGTACGCGGTGACGGAGAGGACGAGGGTGCCGTCCCCGGCAACCTCCACCAACGTGGCGTTGCCGACCCAGTCGGCCACCGCCTCACCGTTGGTCCCGTCGTACGGCATAGCCTCAATACGCTGGACAACAACCGGCATCAGACGACCTCCGTGATCTCGACGATCAGCGAGCAGTTCACGCCCTGCACGGTCTGCGAAGCCATCGGCGACGCGACGAGCTTGAAGGTGTGTGAACCGGCCGCCGACAGGGTCCCGATGTACTGCTGGCTAGGCTGCGCACGGCCAGCGCTGGTGGGCTGGTTCATCGTCGCCAGCGGCGACTGATTGACCCCGTCCAGATTCAGGCGGCCAAGGAGAGTGCCGGTCGAGGCCGCAGACACGTTCGCGTCCCAGACGCACCAGACGACGTAGTTCGCCGCCGTCTCGGTGTCCACCGTCACCGTGGCGCTGGGCACGTCGGCGTTGGTGGCGGCACCGGCGATCGTGCCCGATCCGACCGCCCCGTACTTCTTCGGCTGGAGCCGGTTGAGCTGGCTGGCCGTGACGATCTGCCCCGCGAGAATGGGCATCTGTGTCCTCCTACAGTGCGGCGCGCATCGGGTGGGTAAGGGACAGGGGAGTGCCGGCCGCGTGGGGTTTGGTGATGCCGTTGCGGGCTCGGATGACGGTCATGGTCTGCGGGCTCACCGCGGTCACCGTGTCGTCCGGCACCATGCGCAGCGCCCACCAGTAACTCAAGTCCGCTGCTGTGGGGGATGCGCCGATCCGCGCCCGGAGACCCGCGCGGGACGCGGATGCGGGGGCGGTCGCCGTGAGCGTGATGTACGTCCATACCCCGGCGGGCACCGAGATGGCGACGGACGCCGTCGTCGAGAGCATCACGTCCGCCGCGTTGTACCAGTCGGCGAGGATCCGCAGGTCCGACCATCCGCCCGGGGCGTACACCCAGGCGGACATGGTGTACGACGCGCCCGGTGTGACCGTGCTGACCGGGCTGTGATCCGTAGCGAGGAGGCTGGCGGACGAAGCGCCAGAGGGGGTGACGCGGATGCTCGCTACCGCGTCCAGCCCTGTGTGCACGATGGTCGTGTCGAGGGCGATCGTGGACGACAGCCCCGACCACCCCGCCAGCCCGTCCAGCAGCAGCGCGTTGCCGTGCAGCAGACTACCCGCGGCGGCCGCCGTCACGACTTCCCCGCCCACCGTCAGGTCGAACGGATACTGGCGCTGGTCGGGCACCCACACGGGGCCGGCCGTCGTCGCGACGGACAGCGTCGTGTCCGACTCGTCTACCGCCGAGGCCAGCTCACTGCCGTCGGTGTCCGCCCGGCCGAGTACCGTGTCCTCCACCACGCCCACCGTCCACGGTCCGGCCGGGCTGCAGTTGAACGTGATTTCCCAGGTGCCGTTGGACTGGTCGTCCCGGTAACCCTCCATGATCAAGTCCACTGGGCCGGGCGGCAGGTAGGCGGGCAGGTCCGTGATGCGGATCAGATCCCCCACGTGCAGGTTGCTCACGGCCGGGATGAGATCCGGGTGCTTGTGCAGCAGGACACGGACCTGCTTGTAGCGGGCCTCGTCCCACGTCCCCCGGTGGACTGCCCACGCGGCGATCTGCTCCGGCTGGTCGTCCGTGGCGAGCGACAGCTCCTGCGAGTCGTCGTAGATCCCCACGCCCAGCGGCGGGGCCTGCACCGACAGGGGGCCCGTCTCCGCGACGACTCGCGCGGAGGAGCCGTCGATCCGGCTGCGGGTGACGTCGTTCCTGATATGGGAATCGTCATCGACCGGCTCGAACGGCTGGTTGATCTGACTGTACGACAAGACGAGGGTGGGCTCTTGGTTGTACAGCGTGGCCCGGGTCCGGTACACCAACCCCAGCCTGCCTGGGTCCTCGTACAGGATTCCGCCGTCCGAAGCCTCGCACTGCAGAAGGAGGCTCAGTAGGGTGCCCGGACGCTGAGGGCCCATTGGTGTCGTGTCGGAGGCGTCGCCGACCAGCGTGAACGGCAGGCTCTCCTCGGCGGTAAGACGCAGCGCCCGGGCCCCCGCAGTCTCACCGGTGAACCCGTGGTCGGCGAAGCTGTACGCGTCGGTCAGCTCGACGGGGAACACTGCAATGTGGCCGACCCGCAACCCGGCGACGGGCGCCCCGACCGTCGTCTCAATCTGGGTGACGCGCCCCGCTGTGCCCGAGTACGTGCTGCCAAAGCCTCCCGCATCGCCGTTGATATTGATCCACGACAAGCGCCAGTCGACTGTGCCACCAGTCTCGGAGACACGGAACTGGTAGCGGTTCCAGCCCTCCAGCACGTCCTCGTCATCCACCGAGACCGGCTGGTTGACGACCAAATCCCCGTCGGCGTCATAGCCCTCGATCGTGCCCACGCCAGTGCGCTGGAGGATCCGCCACCGTCGCACTGTGCCCGAGGTGCGCCATGCCAGGAACTCGCCGTTCGATACGGGCGCTGTGCCGTCCAGGGTGTAGACCATGTGAACGGACCACTGCGTCGACGCGGCAACCGGGGCCGGCACGGAACCGACCATGCGGCCGCCCGCCTCGATCGTCGGCAGCGCAGAGGATCCGGCCAGCGACGCGTCTTGCCCGAAGGACACGCCCGTCACCCGCAGAGGGGCAACTCCCTCGATCGGCGAGAACGCCGCCGTCGCCCCCGGCTCGTCCTCCATCGGCCAGTACGCCAGCGGGTCGTAGGACGGGACCCTGCGGCGCAGCGTGGACTGCAACGCCTTCTGCCCCTGAGACAGCCGACGCAGTACCCCCGCTCCCTGGATCGCCACGTCCATGTCGGTGCCGTCCACCGTCCAGCGGGGTGCCCACGTCGGGACCTCGACCACGGCCCGGATCCGATGCGAGGTGATCTCCGCACCGTCAGCCGTGGACCAAGTGCGCCCAGCGCTGTCGGTGAAGCCGCTCGCGCCAGCAGCCTGGGCGGTGAGGTCAGGGCTCGCGACGACGGTGCCGCCGATCCCGTTGCGGACTTCTGCTGCGTAAATATTTCCGGCGGCGGTATCGAATGGTGACCCCGGCACCCCACCGGCCTCCAGCGGGGCGGTGCTCGCGAAGATGTTTGTTGTGCCAGCCGTTACCCCTGGCACACCCAGCATCGTCCAGGGTCCGGCCAGCGTAGGGGCGGTGTAGAAGGTGACCGTTCTGCCGGCCGCCCCGTTGTTCACGTCGAGGGTGGCACGGATGGCGATCCGCTGCCCGTACGGCAGCGGGGGAATGACATCCGACGCCCTCGCCAGCTGGGCGGTTCCGTCCGGCGACCAGTACAGGGTGATACGGGACTGCCACATGGTGAGCAGCCACGACCGCTGCGAGGGGGTCGTCGTCCATTTACCCAGGACCTTCAGCGGGTTACCGGTCGTCGGCCACTCGTCGAACGCGGCGTCGACTCGGACGTCGAGGTCGCCGGTGATGTCGAGGCTGCTGTGGTCCGGGGTGCTCAGCCGCCCGGTGCTGGTGTCGCCGACGCGGAGGTGCACGATGTCGCCGCTGGAGGAATGCCGTAGCGGAGTGTTCCGGCCGAGCTTCCCGTAGTTCGGCGACATCGGGTGCCGCGGGTAGTACTTCCCATCAGGGCTCTTCAGCGTCAGCTGCACGGAGGCCCGGTCCACGGAGGCGCCCTCGCCGGACCGGCCCCGGGTGTGGATCAGGCTCGTCGCGCCCTTCACGTCGTCGGTGACGTCCGCCCACGCTCCGTCGATCTGGATCTCTACACGCGCTTCGGGTACGGGCACTGTCATCCCCTCCCCAGCGCCGACTGGACGTTGCCACCGGTCAGGGACTGGATCTGGCCGCGCAGCGGGTCAATGAGGACCTCCGCCAACGTCCGCCCGTCGAGAGCCAGCTGCACCACGATCGGCTGCCCGCTGCCCCCGGCGTGCCCGCCGGACAGCATCCGCTTGGTGTCCGGGTTCGACCGCACCCGCGACCCGGGCGCCAGGTCGACCAGCTCCGGGCCCTGCTCCCCGACGAGGGTCATCCGGGACCGGGGCCCGCCGCCGGCCGCGCCGACCACACCACCGTGCGCGAGGGCACCGATGGACTTGGCGAAGGATGACGGGTTCTGTGAGGACCGGTACTGGACCATGACGGACACCGTCTTGGACTTGACCTGGTTGAGCGCGGCCTTGGCCTGCGCCACCTTGTTCCGCAGGTCGGAAATCTCGCCCTTGATCTTCGCGGTCTTCGACGACGGGGCGTTCTTCAAGCGGGTCTTGGCGTCGGCGAGCTTGACTTTCAGGTCCTCCAGGTTGCCGCGCAGCTTGGCCGTCTTGTCCGGGGTCTTCAGGATCTGGGCCGCGAGCTGCTGCGCCTCGTTCCGGTTGAGCCCCATCTGCATGGCGTTCGCGACGAGCTGCTTCCGGCCCCGCTCGTAGATCCCGTTGACCGTCGCCCACGACGCCCCCGACTCCCGGGCCGACGCCGTCGCAGAGTCGGTCTTCGCGGCGAGGTCGGTGAGTGCCGTGGCGGCTGTCCTCGACTTCTCCGAGTTGAGGTCCAGCTGCCCGCCGACCATGGTGAGCACGTCGGCGTTCTCCGCCGCTGCTTTCGCCGCAGCGTCGATCGCTCCCTCGAAGCCGACCATGCCGCCCAGCGCCGCCCTGTTCACGTCGTTAAGCTGCTGGATCGCCTGCCGCAGCCCGTCCGCCGAAGCTTTCTGTGCGTCCAGCTTCTGCTGCGTCTGGATGGCCTGCTGCCCGAACAGGCCCATGGCGTCGGCGGCCAGCTTCTGCTCGTACGCCACGTCAGCCAGGGCGTTCTGGTAGTTGTCCATCTGGCCGCGCAGCTCAGCCGCGGACATCCCGTTCTTCGACATGCCCGACCCGAGCCGGTCCAGAGCGGCAGCCGCAAGGTCGGCATGCCCCGACCGCACCAGGTTCGCAAGGGCGTCGTCCGCCCCATCGAGGTCGGCCTTCGCTTCCTTGATCTCCCGGGTGTCGATGCCGACGATCGACCCGATCCACGCGTCGATGCCCTGCCCGATGTCGGGGCGGGAGATGACCCGGAGGCTGTCGGCCAGGCCGGACAGGTCCGTGCCGAACGCGCGCGCCGCCTCCCCGCTGACCTTGCCGGTGTCGGCCAGCTTGCCCAGGGACGTCGTCAGCCGGTCCACGTTCGGAGGGGTCTTCTCCCCGATGCTCGCCAGCTGCACCAGGACCAGGACCAGCGCACCGATACCCGTCGCGGCGACCGCCGTACGGGCCGCGACCGACATAGCCATGAACGACACCCGGAGGGTAGCCAGGGCCCCCGACGCGCCGATCGCCGCCGTCCCCGCCAGGGTGATCTGCGTACGGACCGCCGCCATCCCGGTTGCGATCGCCGCGCCGCCGGCCATCGCCAGACGCACCAGCTTGATGGCGATGGCGAGCTGGATGAGGTTCGTCAACGCCGACGTGGGGATGGCGCTGACCAGGGACGTCAGTACGTTGACGAACTGGAGCATGCCGACACCGACATCGGACGCTGCGACGAGGAGATGCACCAGCGCCTCGCTGAGCTGCATCAACGTGTCGCCGACCAGCGGCCCGTTCTCCCGGGCGTACGACATGAACTCGCTGATCCCGCCGCCCACTTTGCCGGTGTCGAGGGTCCGCGTGAAGTGGATCAGGGCCTGGTTGCCCTTGGCGAGAGACACCGTGGAGAACTCTGTGAACGACTTCATGAACCGGTCGAAACCGCGGGACTGCACACCCCCAGCGGCGATCGTCACGAATCGGTCCAGCTCCCGGGACGTGCCCTTCACCATCGGCGTCAGCTTCGGGAACAGCCCTCCGAACAGGGCGAACGCCTTCGTGGCGACTGGCATCGTGTCGTCTGCCAGCGCGTTCGACCAGTCCTCGTACTCGTCCTTCAGCACCGTCAGCGCCGCAGCCGCCTCACGGGTGGCCGGCGGCAGCGCGAGCACCGCATCCAGGTAGATCGCCTCGGCCTGGGCCGCCTGCGCGGATGACGCGCCGTGCTTCTCGACGGCGTCGGTCCACTTCTTCTCGGCCTCCGTCGCCTCCTTCATCGCCATGATCTGGGGGCCGATCGCGGCACCGAACACACCGACCGCGATCGATGCCGCACCGATCCCGGCAACCAGCGGGGCGGCCGCTGCTGCGATCGGGAGGAGCGCGGGGGCGAGCGACAGGGCCGACGACACGACGGAGCCGAAGGACTTGTCCATGCCCTTCGCCCCGTCCTCCAGGCGGCGCAGGGACCGGTTGACGGCAGTGATGCCCGAGGTGGTGGAGTCGCGGACGCGGACCACGATGCTCACGTCGTCGGCCATGTGTCACCCCCCTTCGTCAGGTCGTTTCGGGTTGCCGCGCTGCTCGATCAGGAGCAGCTCGTACAGGGATGCGTCTTCGGCGAGGAGAGCACTGGGCAGGCAGCTGAAGCGCTCGCACAGGCCGAGGACCGTCTCCGCGTAGATCAGCTGGCGAGGCTTTCCGACAGTGGTTCCATCGGGATATTTGCCTCCAGGGACGGCTGCCCATCGGTCGAGCTCGGCTCCAAAGGGGCCGAGACACCGGCGAGCCCCTGCATCCAGGCGGTGGCCAGGGCGATCATCAGGTCCTGGTCCTGCTCGAATACTGCTTCGGGGCTGACGGGGACCGGGTCGCCGTTCTCGTCCTCCAGGTTCCAGGTGAGGAGGGACTGGCTCATCTCGCGGAGCTGCTCGAAGAGCGAGCTCTTGTCGACTTCGCCGATGCCCTGGAGGTTGAGGAACTCGCCCAGGGTCTTGCCGCGCAGGGTCGCCTCGAACCCGGCGAACGGGCTCGGCTCCTCGAACCGGATCTCGATGCGCTTCTGCTTGTGCCGGTATCCCATGACGTCAGCTCCAGACCGGGACGGTGCCGTCGGACAGAACCCCAGGCACAGCCCACGTCAGCTCACCGGAGTCGGACCGGGTGAGGGGGTAGTCCGTGAACACGCACTCGTTGGTGAGGGTCTGGCCGGACACGGCGAGCGACACCGTCCGGGCCACCGACGTGCTGGGCACCGTCTTGAAGACGGCGTGGGACTTGTTGGCCGCGTCGTTGAAGACGCCGTTCATCGTGATGCTGAAGTCGGCGAGGAGCAGCAGGCGCTCCATCGCGGACTTGTCGATGCCGGTGACGTCCTGAACCGCGCGCGGCGTCGCGAACTGGAGGTTGGTGATGTCGTTGCGGATGTCCTGCGGGGTGCCCGTCGCGTCATCGACGGAGCAGGTGGTCCACCCGAGACCTGATTCCTTGGCCATGGCCCTATCCCTTCTGCTGCTGGTCGCTCAGGCGGAGCTGGTGCTCGCCGAAGTCCTCCACCCAGTCCTCCGCCCGCTGGTGCTGGCGGGTCCGGCCGGTGGGGTTGCCACGCCAGTCGCCGTCCCGAACGGCGAAGAGCTGGGGGCGGGTCTGGTGCTCGGTGAAGCACCGCTGGTGAGCCTCAAAGGTGAACACCGTCAGGCCGGCCGTCGTGCGCTGCTCCCGGAACGTCCTGCCGGACTGGCTCCGGATGTAGGCGGCCTGCTGCTGGCCGAGCGGGGTGGACTCGTCGATCGTCGACTGCCACCCCCGGGCCCACGCCTGGCACCCGGCCTGCTCGCACGCTGCCCGGACGAGGGTGTCGGAGGGCTGGGCGATGCTGTACGTCTGGTAGGCGCCCGGCGCGAGGAGCTGCCGGTCCACCCTGTTCAGCTGCTGCATCAGAACTTCGTCTCCACTTCGTTGCGGTTCACGGCCACCGCGAACACGGCGTTGGTGAAGGTGCCGGTGGTGACGGCCCGGAGGTAGCGCTCCACCGTCTGGCCGGGCGCGGTAGCGATGCGCTGGGCGGAGACGCCGGTCGCCGCGGTGAACGCCCCGCCGACCACGTCGGTCCAGGCGTCGCCCGCCCCGTTGTCGGAGGACTGCTGGAGCTTGACGGTGACGCTGGTGCCGGTGACCGCGAAGACGTGCAGGTAGGCCTGGAGACCGAAGGTGGTGGAGCCGACACCGAGGTCGACGCCGGTCCCGTTCGTCGCGGTGAGGTCGGTGCGCTTCCCGGCGGTGAGACCGGTGCACCACTCCAGCCCGTACCCGTTGCCCTGGGTGCCCCCGGCGAAGGTGAACGCCCCGTCGTCGCCGCGGGTCCCGTCGTGGTTGAGCTGCTTCGCGATGCAGCAGGCGACCGGGCCGCCGAGGGTCGCGCCGCGTACGTACGTCATGACGACGTCGGTGGTGGGGAGCGCCGCGAGCCGGGTGTGGGCGCCGTCGACACCCGGGTTGAAGAACGCGGTGTAGTCGATGCCGCCGTCGCGTACGGCGCCGATGCGTTCCATCGCGTACTTGTTGATCGCGGTGACGTCGAGGAGTGCGGGGCCGCCGCCGACGCGGTTGACCGCGCCGATGTCACCGGAGGCGTCGAAGCCGGAGATGTAGAGGTGGTCGCCGAGACCCGACTGCTTGCTCATGCTGCTTCCTCCCAGAGGTCGTTGACGATGAGGGGCAGCACGATCGTCATGACGCGGAACTCTCCGCCCTCGACGAGGAGGTATCCGGCAACGGCCTCCAGCGGGACGCCGTGCGCGCCGAGGAGGTCAACCTGCCGTACGAGGCCGCCGAGGGTGAAGTCGCCGGAGTACGTCGCGAAGAGCTTGTCGACCGCGTTGAGCATCTCCGGGTCGATCGCCTCGTCTGGAGCCGCGTTGATGCTGGAGTAGATCCGCACCGTGAACACAAGGCGCGCGGATCCGGAGTCCAGTCCGGACGACCGGATGAAGCCGATGTGCTCTGCCCAGACGGCGCAGGTGAGGCCGTTGCCGGGGGCGTTCTTCGGTTCGTTCTTGTTCACCGTCTCGAACAGGCCCAGGCCCATGGCGTGGGACACCACGCGGTCGGTGATGTCCGTGATCGGCAGGCTCATCGTAGGAGCCCCCTTGACTGGTACCGGGCAAGGAGCTCCATGCCGATCCGGTTGGCGTCACGGTCGATGAGTGGCTTGACCCGGCGGAACGTGCTGTACCCGCGGAACCTCGTTACCGGGTAGTTGCGGGAACCGGTGCCCTCCAGCCAGTGCCCGTAGATGACGCCGCCGTCGGTGATCACGTGGCCGCCGCGGCCGCGCTCTACGGCGATCCGCGACTGGAAGTAGCCAGTCGGGTTCCGCAGGACCTGCCGCAGCCGCTGCTGGATGAGGTCCTCGCCGTGGAGGGCAACGGTGTGCTGGAGGTCGTCGCAGTATTGGCCGATCTCGCGTTGGAACTGGCCGTTGCGGATCGGGCCGCTGCGGTTCATGTTCACGCGGATCTGGATGTCGGGCACGTCAGACCCCCCTTAGGCGGGCCTTGCGGCCGAGCTGGTTGTACGTCTGCTCGCGCAGTGACCTCAGCGCTTCGAGGGTCGCCTCACGGGAGGTGCTGCCGCCGGTCGCCGTACGGAACCACCCGGCCTGTTCCTGGAGCAGGGCGTTGATCGCCTCGGCCAGAGAGAGCTGGTGGACGAGCGACGGCGGGTCCCACCGGTGCACGGCGCTGCCGGACGGGTGGGCGGCCGCCGTGGTGCCCAGGGCGCCACGGGTGACGGTCAGGGAGCGCGGGGCGTAGAGGGTGGAGCCGGTGGTGTGCGGGGCGAGCGTCGACCCGTCCCAGGCCCGGCGCACGATCAGGTTGTTCCCGGCGATGTCGACGATGAGGAGCTGCTCCCCGTCGAGGAGGACCGTCTCGTCGGCCGTGAAGCCAGTCCCGTCCTGAACAGGGATCACGGTGGTCTTGGCCTGGCCGTCGATGTCGGCGGCCAGGGTCTGCCCGGTGTCGACCTGGGTCCGGCCGGTGACGAGGAGCCGCTCCTCACCGAGGCGGAGGAGACTGCCGACGCCGGTCTCCGCCGACGTGGCTGCGTCGACCGTGACCGTGGTGGCCGCAATGTCGACGCTGCTCGTCGTCTCGCCCATGGGCGTCTCGTCGTTCCGGAACCCGTACAGGCCGGTGATCGTGATGGTCCGCTGGTGCGTGTCGCCGCCGATCCACCCGGACGTGGAGCTCGCGGTGTCGAGCTGGACCTGGTTGTACGGCGGGCCGTACGCGTTCGGCTCCAGGAAGACGCTGCCGGTCGGGACCGGGTCCCCGCCGGTGGTCACCTCGGTGACGGAGATCAGCTCGTTCTCGTCCAGCCACAGGCGCCACGGGCGGGCCCGCTGGGCGTTCGGCCAGTCCCACGACCGGGTCGCGATCTCGGGGTAGAAGCGGCGACGGCAGAGCCCGTCCACTGCGCGGGACCCGGTGTTCAGGGCGCGGTCGATGGCCCGGGTGGCGCGGGCGGTCTGCTTGACGTCGAGGGCGCTCTTGATGTCCTCGCGGGTGGCGTAGACGGGGGTCTGCATGTCGTCACCTCCTTCCGAGCGGTGTGGGTGTGCAGCTGGTCAGGGGGTGCGGGGCGGCCAGTAGGCGGCCTCGCCGTCGTGGGCTCGGGCCTGCTCCTCGGTGTCGAACAGCTGGACCGACGTGAACCACTTCGAGGAGGTCGGGGCGTCGAGGTTCGCCTTCAGGTTCACGAGCCAGCTGCCGTCCTGGTGCTGCTCCCACACGCGTGTGACCGTGGCTGGTGCCGAGTCACTGCCGTTGTTCGTGATGGGGTTGACGAGCACGAGGACGACGCGGCCGAGGCTCGGGGTCTGCGACATCAGGCGTTACCGCCGGCCGACGTAGGACCCGTCTGGTCGCCATCCGTCCCAGGGGCAGAAGAGCTGCCCGTCCGGCCCTTCGTGGAGCGGCTCTCCGTCTTGGGGGCAGGCTTCGGGCGGCCGGCTCCGCTCTTCCTGGGCGAGGTCGATTCCTTCGCGGACGATGTCTCGGAGCTGCTCCCAGCTGATACGTCCTCACCGTCCTCCGGGTCGGGCAGGTCGGCGTTGCTCGCGCCTCCGTGCACCGTGATCTTTCCCATGACGTCTTCGCCTTCCTCTCGCCAGTCGTTGCTGCCGCACTGCGGGCACCGGGGCGCGCCGACCGAGTACGCGGCCGTGCACCCGGTGCAAATCCGCAGCGCCATCAGGGGGTCTCCAGTGCGGTGATCCGGGCGGCGAGTTCGGCGAGGATCCCCTGCACCGTCGTCGCCGACCCGGGACTGATCGCCGTGGCCGTCACCTGCTCCGCTGTCACATCCTGCGGAACAGCGCCCTCGACACCGTCCGACGTGATCGCGGCCACCACGTCACCGGACGTGCTGTCCACGAACTCGACCTCGCCGCCCGTGGTGGTGCGCCCTCGGATCACGACGACATCGCCGGGAGGTTCTCCGGGGCCCGCTGCACGTTGAGGTCGCGGGTCAGGGCGGTGACCGCACCGGCGCCGGTCGACGCGAGCCGCACGTGGCTGAACCCGTCGTCCAGCTGCGTGCCCTCGACCTCAACGACCATGGCGTTCTGCGTCGCAGCGGCCGCCGTGACGACCGTGCCCGCCGCAGTCTGGGTGCGCCGGGTCCAGGCGTCCGTGCCGTCACCGGTGCTGGTGTGGTACTCGGTGATCGCAACTAGGGCCTTCGCGCCCGTGCCAGCCCCGTCCTGCGCCTGGGTGAGGGTGTAGGTGTCGCCCGCCGCCGCCGCGAGGTAGCAGATGAACGCCACCCCGTCCGCGTCCGTGAGGGACACCCACTTGTTGTCGGCGAGCGCCAGCGCGTTGAACTGCCTGCCGAGTGCCTTCTGAGACATGGTCGTTCTCCTGTCTGTTGCCTTGTCGGGGCGACACTGCCGACCCGGGTGGTGGCCGGTGCCGGGGCGTTACTGCCGGCACCGGCCGAGGGGGGATCAGGCTGCGAGCTCGACGAACGGGCTGAGCTTGTTCGCGGAGCCGTTCGCGGGGGTGATGGCCGACTGGAGCCACGGGCGGCCGTCGACGCGCTGGATGATGCGGAAGGTGGTCTTGTCGCTGCCGAACTTGAAGTCCGTGGAGGAGTCGACGGTCATGGTCTGGCGGTCGCCGACGAGGTAGTAGGCGAGGTCGACGAACGCGATGTCGCCGCGGGCTCCGAGCTGGCCGGCCTTCTCGCTGATGATGAGCGGACGGCCGAAGATGCTCATCGGCATGGCCGCGCTCGCGTTGACGACGAACACCGAGTTGCCGCCGGTGCCGACGTCGAGGGACATCTGGAGCAGCTGCGGCAGGGCGTCCGGCGAGCAGATCCACACCGCGTTCGACAGCGACGAGGGGAGCATCCGGGAGTACATCTTCACGATGTCGACGTACGTGATCGTCGAAGCAGTGCCGCGGGTGACGGCGACCGCAGCCTTGTTCTTCGCGCCCAGGAAGCCGAGGGGCTTGCCCACGCCGTTGCCGGACATGAAGGACTGGTCCTCGGAGAAGCTCAGGGCCTGCGGCCACAGCGTCTCGATGAGCGCGGCGAAGGACACGATGGAGTCCTGGAGCAGCTCGTTCGGCACCGCGGACAGGCCGGTGAGCTTCTTCGCGTCGAGGTCGACCCGCCCGAACTTCGGGTTGGAGTCCTCCAGCGCTGCGCCTTCCTCACCCCAGTAGGCGATCATCCCGCCGAACACGGAGCCCTGGTTCGACGTGGTGTCGATGATCGGCATCGGGACGCGGGCCGAGTCCATCGGGATGACCGTGGCCAGCGGGCGGACGATGCTCTTCTCCAGGGCGATCTGGAGCAGCTGCGAGCGGAGCGTCTCGGGGACGAGGAACCCGCCGTCCGCCGGGGACACCGACGAGGCCGCGTTGCGGAGCAGGGCCAGCTTCTCCCCGATCTCGGCGGTCGGGTCCGTACGGTGCCAGATCGTCCGGATGTACTCGGTGCTGTTCTCGAAGCTCTTGTCGAGGACGGCGCCGGGGGCGGTGGGATTGTGCGCGGTGCCCTGCCGGTGCGAGGTGAGCATCCCGCCCCGCTTGGCCTGCGGGTCCAGGTTGGGGCGCTGGATCGCGTCCTTCCCCATCCCGTTGTCCTTGAGCATCTGCGCGAAGACCTTCTGGGTCTCCTCGGCCACCATGCGGTTGAGCTCGGTGCCGTCGCCCTGCTGCCGCTCGCCGTACGCGGTGATGAACGACGTGAGGGACTCCTTCGACGCCATCACCTCCGCGAGCTTCGCCGGGTCGGCGAGCATCTCGGCGAGCTCGTTGCTGGTGCGCGGGATCGTGGGTGTGGTCACAGCAGTGCCTCCTTCAGGCGGGTGAACTCGTCGTCCGCGCTGGGCGGCGGAGTCATCAGGCGGGCCACAGCAGTGGCCCACTCGGGTTCGTCAGCCGCTGCGGCGGGCGCCACTGCGGGGTCGGGCAGTTCGTCGGCCAGGGCCGCGGTGGGCTCCAGTTCGGTGGTGCGGTTCTCGACGGCCGGGGTCTCCGGCTCGGCGGGCGCGGTCGCCGCGTGGAGGAGGGCGACCATCTCGGCGGTGAGGACGGACCCGGCGGTGAACGTCAGCTCCGGGCCGTGCTCGCCCTTCATCTCGAACCGTGCGGACGGAGGCGAAGGGACAGGCCGGGCGGGCAGCGTCGGGCCGTCACACACGGGGCCCTCGCCGACCGTCGCCAGGCTGGCAGTCAGCGTGCCGCCGGTCGCTGGGCCCGGTGCGGGTGCCGCCTCGCGGCCGGCGTACCGGAACACCGACAGGTCCCAGCTGTTCGTCAGCGCGGGCTCCGGCTCCTCGGCCCTCCGCGACGGCAGCACCTCGTCAGCGAGCCCGGCATCCACAGCTTCCTGGGCGAGGTACCAGGACTCGGCGCGCATCCGCTCCCGCCACTCTTCGCGGGTGCCACCTGCTCGCTCCGCGTAGGCGTCGGCGATGTTGTCGGACTGGATGTCGAGGAGCGCCGCCATCTCCGTCATGTCGGCCGCGTTGCCGAAGCACACGCCACCGGCGTCATGGATCATGAGCTGTGACTGCGGGGTCATCACGATGCGGTCCCCTGCCATCGCGATCACAGAGGCGGCCGATGCGGCGATGCCGTCGACCTGGACGGTGACGTTGGCGGGGTGCAGGCGGATCGCGTTGGCGATGGCGATGCCGTCGAACACGGATCCGCCGGGCGAGTTGATGCGTACGCGGAGGTTCGGGGCGGTGACCGCCCGCAGCTCGTCAACGATCTCGCCGGGGGTGTTGCCCCACCAGCCGCCGATCTCGTCGTAGATGAGGAGCTCCGCTTCGTCCGCGTCGGCGGCGTTGCGGATCTCGTACCAGGCGCGCGGGGGGTGGGCCTGGGCGCGGGCTGTCAGGTGGGGGGGCCGGGTGACGGCCTCGATCAGGGGCATCAGGATTCGTCTCCCTTGGGTGCGCGCCGCTTGACGACCTTGCAGCGGCAGTCGTTGCCGTGCTCAGCGCCGACGCAGTTCACGTAGCCCGCACCGCCGGGGTAGTCCTTGTAGGCCTGCTCCCGGTTGCGGTACGTCTTGCCGTCGTTCTCCGCGCAGGGGCCGCAGGTGTTGTCGTCGTCCTCAGCCACGACGACCCACCGCATCGCGGCTTCGATCTCGGTGCCGTCGGCGGCGTTCGTCTCGGCAAGCAGCTGCGCGGCGAGGTCCGCAAACGCGGCTGCTCCCCGTCGGGGTGTGTGCTCCGGCTGCGGCGTTGTCAGGTTCAATCCGGCACCGGCGCGGTTGAGGATGCCGCGGGCCTCTTCCCAGGTGATGACGGAGCCAACACCCAGGTAGATCGACTGGATCATGTCGCCCAGCTCGCGCGGGGTGATCGTCCCGTCTCCACCGGACGCCGGGGACGCCTCGATCGCAGGCAGGCCCATCGCAGCGAGGACGGCGTCTGAGGAGAGACCGGCGTCGATGAGGGTCTTCGCCGCGTTCACCTTCGCGGTCAGCTGCGCGGCCTCGGCCGCCGGGTCGGGCGGCACCGGGCTCTCGTAGTCGAACTCCAGCCCCGTGGCGGTCGCTCCGAACAGGGGGAGCAGGTCGTGGTTGAGGGCGCCCTTGATGCGCTCCAGGCGGGGCACGGTCAGCTGGTCGGCGAACCAGGCCTTGCTGGCTTCGGCGGTGGCCCGGTTGATGTCGGTGACCTCGCCGAGGGCGAACGCCGAGATGCCGTACGCCTCACGGAGTACGGCCCGCGACACGGCGCGGAGCTCGACGAACTGCATGTCCCGCTGGGACAGCTTCCGGTCGATCCACTTGCCGTGCTCCAGGATCGCGACCCGGTGGGCGTTCGCGACGCCGCGGTGCTGCTCGTTCCACCGGTCGCGGAGCTGGTCGAAGTCCGGGTCGGACAGTGGGGTGGGGACCTCGATGATCCCGCCGGGCTCCGCAGAGTTGAGGAAGAAGTTGCGGTTCCACTCCGCGCTGTACCGCGTGGCGTCCAGGTCGGCAAGCACAGCCTGGACCGGGCCCATCCCGCGGTACGGGTCCAAGGGATTGGGCATCCGCAGCTGGATGACCTCGTTCAGGCCGAGGGGGATCTGCTCCCCGTCGGGCGAGGTGTAGAGGTACCCGGCGAGGAAGTGCTGCTGCGACGGCACCGGCGTCATGCGGTCCGGGCGGACCGGCCACATCTCCAACGGGAGGTTCTTCACTGCCGGGTGGTAGGCGATGACCCACCAGCCCTCGCCGACCAGGTCGACGTGCTGCTGGAACGTCTCGACGAACTCCTGCCGCGGCATGAACGGGTTCGGCTTGTTCCACAGGTCGAGGGCGGCGTGCGAGGTGACCTCGACGCGGTCTTCCTTCTTGCCCGACTTGGCCTTCCGCCACAGCTTCCACTCGACCTGCGCGGTCGCGTTGCTGGTGCGGTTGACGATGGAGAAGAGGGTGCCCACGCTGCCCATGGCGCGCATCTGCGCTTCCATGCCGGCGGGCCGCAGGAAGGGGAGGGCGCGCTCTGCGCCGCGGCTGACGAACGGAAGGGGGGTGTCGACGGCGGTGCGCTGGGCGAGAGCGGTGAGGGAGCCGATGAGTGTCTTGCCCATGGCCCCCTCCTCGCTGCCCGTCAGTCGCTGTCGACCCACCACTGGAGGACGACGGTGAGGACACCACCGGTAATCAAGCCGACGCCCATACCGAAAATACTCCAGCTTCCAGCCGAGATTAGCGCGAATCCTCCTGCATTCATGGCCGTCGGCCGCAACTTCTTCAGCACAGGCCCAGTGCTGGCCATCGCAGACAGGAACTTCTTCGGCATCACAGCCACCTCACTCGGGGGCGGCCCGCGGAGTAATACGCGAGCAGCAGGGCATCGGCGTTGTCCGGGCTGCGCCCGAGCCGCTTACGAATCTCGTCCTTCTTCTCCACCCGGATCCGCCCCTTCGGGTCGGTGTCCCACCGAGGTTCGAGGAGCTGCGCCACCGTGGTGTCCGCGTTGTCCATCATCGCCAGATCCCACCCGCCGGCCTCGGACAGGCCGCGGGCCAGGGACCACCAGATCTCGGCACGCAGGTTCATGAACTTGTCCGGCTCGGAGGCGGCGCTGCCGACGTTCACGCCGATGATGTGCGCGGTGTGCTCGCCCCGGGTGGCGGCATTGCGGAGCTCACCGATCACGCCGAAGCCGATGCCGATGCTGTCGACCTTGACCGCCGTCGCTCCGGTCTCCTTGATCGCGCGGAGGATCAGCGGGGCGATCACCTCCGGCCGGTCGGTGTGTGCGGACCACTCCCGCCCGGCACGGCGGCCGCGCCGCTCCCGGATCACCGTCTCGTCTCCACCGCCGCCGACGTCCACGCCCAACTCGACGGGCTCCAGCTCCTCCGGCTTCGGCCGGCGGTCCGTCGCGGCCCGGCACTTCGCGACGTCGGACTGGCGGACCACCTGGTTCGCAGCGTCCGTGGAGAACTCGCCCAGCACCTTGGCCCGGTAGATCGGGTTGTCGACACCCCACTCCGTGGCCTTCTCCTCCACCCACTCCCGCGACACCAAGGCCGCAGCCATGTCGGCGGGGACCTCCTCGCCGGTCAGGTTCGGGGAGTCGAACGCGCTGATTGACATCTGGTGCCAGCCCGAGCCCGGGGTGCACACCTTCCGGAAGTGGGAGGCCGGGTTATCCGGGTTACCGATCGCGAGGATCCGACAGTCCGGCCCGGTCGCCAGCGCATCGGCGGCGGTCCACAGCTGCTCCGGGATCCCGCACGCCTCGTCGAGGATCACGAGGACGAACCGGGCGTGGATGCCCTGGAACCCGTCCTCGTCGGTATCGGCAGGCTTCCGCCCGTACCCGACCAGCTCGTCATCGATCAACCATTCGGTTTGATTGACGCGGCCGGCGAGCTTGCCGGTGCGGTGGTGCTTGCGGATGTACCGCCAGAGGATCGCCCGTACCTGGGAGAACGTCGGGGCGGTGGACACGACGAAGGCCTCGCCGGGCGGGTGGGTGTCGAGCCACCAGCAGGCGACGAGGGCCGCGGTCCAGCTCTTGCCGACGCCGTGCCCGGACCGTACCGCGGTGCGCCGGTAGTCGCGGACGGCGTGCAGGATCTCGCGCTGCTTCGACCACACGGTCTGCCGGAGCCGCTCCTGCACCCACCGCACCGGTGTCGCCCCGTACCGCTGCGACCGCCGGGCGAGGGCCCGCTTGTCGATGTGCGTCTTCAGCTGGTCGCGGAGGATCTTCAACTGTCGGGTGTCTCCGGCGCGGACCAGCTGGTCGATCTGGTGGCGCAGGTGTTCCAGGTCAGCTGTCGGTGCTGTCATCGTCCGTGACCCGGTCGAAGAGTGCGGAGATCTCGGCGCCGAGCTGCTGCGCGTCCACGCTCACCCTGGACGGGGCGTCGGCGCCGAACAGCTTGCGGTACGACTCGCGGATCGTGCGCAGCTCCCGGATCGCGGCGAGCTTCGGCCCGTCATCGAGGAGCGGGTTGCCCTCGTCGTCCTTCACGATCCGGCCGTGCGACACCATGACGTGGTCCCGCTCCAGCACCTCCAGGGCGGACACGTACAGCTCGTCGAGCTGGCGGGCCTCGGCGCGGATCAGCTTGGCGACCGGCTCGCGGGCGACGTCGGCCTTTGCCCGCTGCACCCCGCGCCACGCCTCGCCCTTGTCGCTGTACCCCAGCTCCTCGGCGATCTGCTTGTAGGTCTTGCGCTCGGAGAGCAGTTCGGCGGCGGCGGCGTCGCGGCGTACGGACTCGATGCTGCGGGTGTACCGGCCCTTCCCGTCGCGGAGCCGGTCGTCCTCGTCGGGCTGCTGATCGTGTGCCATTGGCGGCCTCCCTCCGCACTCAGGGTAGCCAATGGCCCACCCCAACTCGCGCGTTCAGACGCAGGTGAGCGGGCCACTCCGGCGGCACGGTCACTGCTCGGTGGCGTCCTCGATCTGCTGCTCCAGGTCGTCGATGCCGTCCTGGTTGGACTGGCTGATGCCGTCCATGTACGCGTCGAGGTACTCGCTGTCGGACAGGTCAGCGCACTCGGCGGGGACCGGGTCGGAGGGGACGGAGCCGTCGGGGCCGGCGGGGATCTCGGCGACGGCGTCGATGCAGTCCTGGACGGTGGTGGCCGTGTCAGCTGTCGGTGCGGCTGACGTGGTGGTGGCTGGCTCCGGGGTGCTGGGTGCGGTGGAGCAGGCGGTGAGGGTGGCGGCGAGGAGTATGGAGGCGGCGGCAGTGCGGGTGCGCATGGTGGTCCCCTTGGTGTGTGGTTGGGGGACATCATGCGGGATGGGGCAGCAGCAGACCCCGCCGTTGTTGAAACCGGCGGGGTCTGTTCAGAAGCATCCACCGCGTGCTCGGGGATGTTGCCGCGAGTGTATGGGTGGGGCGTGGGGTGCGGGCGCGGTCGGGCGCAACTCCGGTGCGCGCTACGGCAGCCCGAACCCGGGGTCGCGGGTGAACTCGACGCGGGAGCGGAACAGGTGCCCGCACGGGGCGGCGTCGATGAACAGCACCCCGTCCTCATACCAGGACATGCACGTCTGCTCGACTGCGGCGCTACACGCGGGGCACGGCACGGGTGGCAGCGTGGGATGGACTAGGTGCTGCTGCTCCTGAGCCGCTTCGGCCTGGGCCTCCAGCGCCGTCTCCCACGCGGCGAGCTGATCGCGGTTGAGGTCCACCCTTAGTGTCGCGTCCATGTGGTCATCCTCTCGCGGGTGAGGCCCCACCGACGGGGGCGACGGTGGGGCCTCGTGAGCCGAGCGTACGGCCCGGGTCGGACAGCGGGTGGGCTACGGGGTGGTGGGCAGGTTCACCAACTCGACTCGGTCACGGAACTCCTGAACGGGGTCCTGGTGCACCCAGCCCGAGAGCCGGGCCACCTCCAGGTGTGTGCCGTGCTGCCGCTCGGCGGACGCCAGCCACACGCGCAGGGCGGGCGTGCTGCACCCGGGCGGAGGGGCAAGGCCGTTGAGCACGGGGTGCTGTGCGATCAGCGCGGGGGCGCACTCGTCGGCGGCCCGGGGCAGTTGCCACGCCTCCAACTCGTCGCCGGTCATCCAGTTCAGGAGGTCGGTGAGGCCGTCCATGTGCCGGGCGGACAGGAGGTTGGGGGTCGTGACGCTGAGCACGTCGGCCAGCGGCACGGAGCGGGTCTCGGTCATGTGGGTCATCATCCCTTCTTCGGCGTGTTGTTGCTGGCCTTCTCGGCGGCCCGCTTCCGCTGCGACTCGGCGTTGCGCTTGGCGAGGTCGCCGACGCTGATGGTCTTCTCCAGTGCCATGATCGTGGTCCTGTCTCGTGGTTGGGGATGGGTCCGGGGCGCCCGGTCAGCTGGCAGGCGGGCGGGCGCCCCGGGGTAGACCGGCGGTAGATCCGCCGGTAGATCGAGGTAGCTGCGGTGGTAGACCCCCAGGTAGACGGGGGTGGTAGACCTCTACGCGGCGTCCTGCTGGGCCTCGGCCGGGGAGGGCTGCGGGAGGTCGTCGCGGTGCACCCCGTACGCCACACGGCGGGCCACCTTCACGGACTTCCTGACGGGCACTCCGAGGAGCGGCAGTCGGGTGCGCAGGAGAGCGATCGTCCAGCCCTCCCCTTGGCCGTGCTGCCGGAGGTGGTCCAGGAGGGTGGAGAGGTGGACGCCAGGGTGGTCTCCGATGAGGGCGCGGACGAGGGTGAGCAGCTGCTCGCGCTGGTCCGCGGTGGCCTCGGGCGCCTCGGTCTCCTTCTGGGGGGCCTCCTCGTCCTCGTCCTTGTCGAGGGCGCGGATGGCGGCCCAGCACCACAGGGGTACGGCGAGCCACAGCACGGCGGGCCAGCGGCGGATCAGCCACACGGCGCCGGCCGCTCCGGCGAGGAGGACGGCCAGGCGCAGGACGCAGCCGAGGACGGCGGCGATCCCGTCGAGGTCGTCGCGGCGGCCGGCGCGGATCCAGGCGGCGGCCCGATCGGTGAAGCGGCGGAGGAGGAGGCGTTGCCCGTGGGTGAGGGTCCGGGCCTTGCGCTGCATGGCGGTCATCAGACGTTCCTCTCCAGGGCGTTACGCCCGGACAGTCCCAGCGAGTTGATGAGGTCGGGCAGGCCGTCGAGCATCCCGGCGACTCCGGCCGTGACGCAGAGGATCGTCCCGGCGAGGAAGAAGCTGATCAAGCGGCCCTTGTCGTCCTTCGAGGCGGCCTTGTAGATGAAGAAGAGGAGCACGAAGAGGAAGAAGACGACCACGCCGCCCTCTTCGCTGAGGCGGCCGAGGGAGCCGGCGGAGAGGGTGTCTCCGGACGGGGTGCCGGTGGTGCCGGTGATGGCTTTGCCGCCGATGCTGCCGACGGCTTGGCGGCCGCATCCAGCAAGCCATCCGGCGAGGCCGCCGAAGCAGATGGTGGCCAGTCCTCCGCAGACGAAGCCTTGGATCATGGGGGCGAGGTCTTTGAGTGCGCGTCCGCCGACCCACCATTTCCGCAGGTAGACGGCCATGAATGTGATGGCGATGGCGCAGGCGGCGAGGCTGGCGCCGGTGGTGGCGGTGGTCATGACGGGTGTACTCCGGTGATCCAGGTGACGGGGTCGTAGAGGTCGATGGCGCCCATGAGGCCGGTGAGGCTGATCGCGAGGAGCAGGAGGCGGCGGAGGGTGCCGCCGCCGGTGACGATCCGCATCACGGCCAGAGCGAGCGGGGTGAGGGCGAGGGCGTAGGCGTTGGCCTGGCCGTACTCGGCGCGGGCCTCGGTGACGAGGGAGGCCCAGGTGGTGGCGATGCTGTAGCCGACGCCGGGGATCGGGGCGAAGGCCAGGGCGAGGGCGGCGGCGATCTGCCAGGGCCGGCCGATGCTCGTGATCCACGCCCAGAGGCGCTGACGCCGGGTGGGCTCGGGCTCCTCGTAGTACGGGGCGACCAGGTGGACGTGGATGTGCGGCACGGGAGCAGGGGGCGGCTGCGGTGCCGGTACCGCGACGGCGGGGGGTGCGGTCGGCGGCGGGGGCGGCGGTGCAGCCGCAGCCGCAGCCGGAATGCGCCACGGGGGTACGGCGTCGGGCGCCGGCGGCCCGGGCGGCAGCGGCACTCCCCCGGGGATGATCATGCTCGGCACGATGGGCTTGCGGGTGGTCACGAGTGCGCTCCAGATGCGGATGCGGTCGGGGACGGCTGCGGCTGCACGGCCTTGGGTACGCCCGGCTGCGGCTGCGGCTGCGGGGGTGCGGCTGCGGCTGCGCGGATGCGGGCTTCGGCTGCGGCGAGGATGCGCGGGGCGCGGCGCTGGCCGATGCCGAGCTCCCGTTGCAGTCGGCGCCCGGACAGGGGGCCGGCGGCTGCGAGGGCTACGGCCTGCTCGACCAGGGGCTCGTCCGAGACGCGTGCGGCTGCGGGTGCAGCCGGTTGCGGCTGCGGCTGCGCATCCGCTGTGACCTCGGCTGATGGCGGCTGCATGGGTGCCAGGTCCAGGACGAGAGTCCGGGGCGGCGACCAGCCGGTCAGCTGCAGCTGCGGGGGTGTAGTCGGCTGCACAGCTGCGGATGCGGGTGCATCCGGCTGCGGCTGCGCAGCTGCCAGGGTGGGCGGAGCCAGGGCTACGGCTTCAGCTGCGGACCGCTCGAAGTCGGCTGCAGCTGCGCCCCGGTGCAGGGGTGTGACGGCGAGTGCGGTCGGCTGCGCGGCTGCGGGCAGAGGCCGACCGTAGCGGGCCAGGCGCAGCTGCAGCCGCATCTGGACCGGAGCCTTCCACCGCCACCGCCGCCCGTAGTCGGCCTGCAGCTGCGCCCGGAAGACCAGCCGCTCCTGCTCCAGGTGGATCACCTGATCGTAGCTGCGGAGCTCCCACAGCTTCATGCGCCGCCACAGCCGGAACGTGGGAACGGGCGAGAGGAGCCACCGGCTCAGGCGGATGCTGTCCATGTGTTTGTCGGCGGTGATGTCCGCGAGCCGGCCGACCGCGTTCCGGGCGGCCTCCACCACGACGACGAACAGGACCGGGATCACGGCGTGCATGGCGGTGCCGAGCGGGTCGGGCCATGCGGCCGCGCCGTTGAACGCGATCGTGGCCGCGGTGAGGAGCCACGCGGTGTGGCGCAGCAGCGGGTACGGCATCCGCAGCCAGGCGAGGAGGAGGTCCAGGGCGAGGAGGACGACGATGCCGACGTCGATGCCGATCGGGAACGCCGCCGCGAAGGTGCCGAAATCCTTCTGCTCGGCGAGCTCGCGGACGGCGGCGTAGGAGCCGACGAAACCGATCGCGGCGATGGTGATGGCGCCGCCGGCGACGGTGCCGACCAGGCGGAGCTGCGCGGTGGTGAGTACAGGGCGGGGCACGGAGGTCTCCCGGGGTGACGGTCGGGCGCACCGCTGCGCTCGGCCGGGGTGATCAGGCGGATGCGGTGCCGTCGATGCGCGCGTAGATGACCGCAGCGCGCGCCTGGCCCTCGCGCGGATGGGCGGAGGTGTACACCTCGGCCGCTTCGCGCTGGAGGGTGGCGACGCGCTCGGCCCGGGTGGAGCGGTTGGCACGGGCGCGGAGGAGGAGCGCGTACTCGCCGCGGGTGATGACCCGGTCGTCAGTGCGCGGCATGTGCCGGAGGAGGGCCTGCTCGACGGCGCGCGCCATCTCGGTGCCGGGGCCGTGCTCGTGGGCGGCGTAGTCCCGGGCGTAGGCGAGTCGGTTGAGCTCGCCCATCGCGGAGTTGGGCCAGTTGTTGGTGAGCCGGTCGGCGATGCGCGCGAGGAGGGGGCGGATGTCGCCGGCCTGCTCGATGGTGAGGGCCTGGCGCAGCGCTTCATCCTGCTGGGCGCGGTCGGTAGGGTCGGACATTGCCTGCCCCTTCGTCGTGGTTGAGGGTGGGCGCCCCCGGTCCATGTGGCGTTCGAGCGCCGGGCCGGGGGCTTTGTTGTCGCAGGCTCCACCGTAGGGAACCTGCTTTACAGTGTCAACAAGGTTAGGGCAGGATGGTACCTATGCCGGAGCGGAACGAGCCGCCGGAAGGGGAGCGGGAGCTGATGAACATGTCGCGGCTGGCCGCCTCGCTCGGCGTGACACGCCAGTGGCTGCACAGGTTGCGCGTCACCGACCCCGAGTTCCCCCCCTCCGAGCGGGCGCCGGGCAGCACGCGGGAGGTCTGGGATCTTCGCGCCGTACGTGCCTACTACGAAGCGCGGGAGAAGCGGCCCGGTGAGCGCACGGACCTGAAGCCGAAGGAGTAGCTCGGCGTGAAGCCCCCGACCTGGTGGCCGGTCGGGGGCTTCGCGCTGCTCGGGCGCACCGTCGTAGACTCGAACACATGAACGAACAGGAGGTCCCGCGCCTCGACCTGCTCCGCTTCCTGGAGCGCGTCCAGGAGCGGGACCTCGCCCGTACTCGCGCCTGGATCCAGGCAGAGGAGGAGCGCCTCGCGGAACTCGCCGCCCGCCGGCCCCCGCCGCCACCCCCGGACTGGGTGCTGGAGACCGGCATCGGCGCCGGCCGCCGCCCGGTCGCCGTGCATCAGGGGTTCTGCCGACCCCAGGGCGCCCGGGTCCGCGCGATCCCAGCGGACGAGGCGCGGCGTTTGATCGCTGCGGACACCGGGTTGGCGTGCCAGCTGTGCCGGCCGGACACCGAGCTCGGGCTGCTGTGACCGGTCGCCGGTGCCGCTCGGTCAGCGGGGCCGGGCGGCGAGCCACTGGACGAGGTCGGCGAGCACCGGCGCCGAGGGCAGCTCCAGCGGGACGGTGAGGAGCGAGTCCGCCGGCCGGAGGGTGAGGCGCTGCTCCTCGCGGGTCCACCAGTAGGGCTTGCCGAACAGCCACACGGTGCGGGCGCGGTCTTGGGCGTGCATGGTTCAGGCCTCCGTTGGGGCGGTGTAGGTCGTGCAGCCGCAGGTGCAGAGGCCGTCATGCCAGCTACGGGCGTGAGCGCAGAGTGCGCACGGCTGCTCCCTGATCGGGTCGGCGGGCGTGAGCGCACGCATGTACTCCATGACCTCGGTGGCGCTGAGTGGCGGGGTAGCGCCCGGGGTGGGCCGGCAGTGAATGACGCCGGGTGTGATCGTCGGGTCGGCGACGAGGGGCCAGCCGAAGCCGTGGGTGGCGTGGTAGGTGATCACCTCGACTGTGGCCTGGGGCGGTTGGGTGCGTGGGGACAGTGCGGTCTTGAGGGCTTCGAGGGTGTCGGGCTCCGCGGCGATCTGTTGGACGGGGTCGGTGCGTACGAGGTGGAGGCGCATGGTCATCCCTCCGTGTAGAGCGGTTCGGTGGCGAGGTGTGGGCGGAGGATGCCGAGCGCGCGCTGCTCCGGGGTCGGCACCGAAGGTGTCGTATCCGCGGTGGTGAGGAGTCCGAGCGGGGACCCGGCACCGTCCCCGTACAGCCAGCGGTCCGTCAGTACGTCGGCGATCCGCTGGTCTCGGGCGGCGACGATGGAGGCGTCTACCTCGTCGCAGGTGTCGCCGGGGTGGGGCGGATAGTGGCGGCCTTCAGGGCAGGCGGGCGCCCAGCGGGCGAGCTTGGTGACGGTGAGGTCGGGCAGCACCGGCTCGATAGTGACGGTCGTCGTGCTGGGCTGCTGCTCCAGCAGGGAGCTCGCTGCGTCCGGGGCGGGGCAGTCGATCCGCGGGCAGGTGACGTAGCCGCCGGACCCGAGGAACAGACCTTGGCCACCACATGCGGGGCAGCGGCCTTGGACGGTGGGGAAGCCGTCGTGGATGGACATGGGCGTCTCCTGGGTCAGGCGGTGGAGCGGCAGGTGTCGCAGCCGCAGGCGATGGTGCTGCCGGTGTGGATGTGGTGGTCGGACCATTTGCCGCAGCGGCAGACACGGACGGTCTCGGGAGCGGCCGGGTTCTGCTCGAACAGGTGCGGCTCCGTGTGCTGGAGCGCGGCCCGCGGCTGGTCGGTGGCCAGCCACCACCGCATGCCGTGCTGGTCGGCGTGGCTGCCCTGGTGGCCGGGGCGCAGCACGCACTCGGTGCGCTCGGCGTGTTCGATGAAGCGCGGCGGCTGGTCGCCGCAGTGTTCGGCCGGCCGTGCGCCGGGGCGCTGCTCCAGCAGGGTGCTCCCGGCGTCGGGCTCCGGACAGCCGATGCGGGGGCAGGTGACGTACCCGCCGGACCCGAGGTACAGGCCACCACCGCCGCATGCCGGGCACCGGCCCTGCACCGTGGGATGGGCGCGGCTCTCCGGCTGCTCGTCGAGGAACACGATGCGGGTCGACCCGCCGTGCCCGTGGACCCCTTCGACGGAGATGAGCCCTTCGGGGTGGGGGGTGGTGGTGGGCCAGCGGCCGAGCCAGTGGACGGCGGCGTGCCCGTCGCTGAAGATCACGCCGTCGGCGACGTGGCCGGTGCCGCTCACGCCGCTCACGTCGGTGTCGCGGCGGAGTTGGAAGTGGCGGGGGCGCTGTGTCATCGGGGCTGTCCCTTCGCTGCGCCCTGCCGGCGGCGGTATGCGGTGGCGCGTACGCGGTGGACGCGGTCGCGGAGTTGGCGGTCGCGGCTGTCGAGGCAGAGGGCGCCGGGGACGCAGCGGCAGTGGGTGCAGGGTTCGGCGAGTTCGGGGAGGTGGATGGTGGGCTCGCGCATGGGCGCTCCTTCGTGGTTAACGGCGGCGGGTGGAAGGGGGTTGGCGATGTGGCCGGTGATGGTGGCGGTGGTGAGGACGATGAGGGCGGCGAGGAGCAGGGTGGTCACCGGGCCCCCTCGGTGGCGTCGAGGGCGAGCTGCCCGGGGACCTGCATGACGGGCTCGGGCGGCATGAGGGCGTCGAAGTGGGCGCGGTGGGCGTCGTCGTCGGCCGGGCAGATGTGCCGTTCGGTGAGGTCGCGGGCGAGCACTGCCCACCCGGTGGCGCAGGCTGTCTGCTCGGCGGCGGTCACGTCGGCGAACCAGACGGGCTCCTCGGTCTCGGGGTCGACGTACTCGGTGCAGCAGATGTCGCAGGTGATGACGTAGCAGTGCTGGAGGCGCGTGGCCACGGTCGTGGTCCTTCCGGGTTGGGGGGTGGCCGCCACACAGCGGCCACCCGGCGGGGACAGGTCAGACAGCGGGGGCCTGCGCGGCGAGCGCTTCAGCGGCCTGGACTCGGGCAGTGGCCAGCTCAGCGGTAGGCCGGTCGATCTCCACTAGGAACGCCCGTCGGTCCCGGAGGATCGCGGCGACCCCGGTAGACCCGGATCCGGCGCACGGGTCGACGACGAGGTCGTCGCGGATGGTGGACGACTCGATGAGGTCGATCATGAGAGGGACGGGCTTCTCGTTGGAGTGCCGTCGCGCTCTCGCGCCGTTGGGCCGTGGGTGGCGCAGCACGGTTCCCCGGCGCAGGCGGGCCGCAGTGTTGCCCCCGCCGTCACGCCGGTTGGCGGCCTGCTTGACGTGGACGCCCATGGTGATCCGCTCGTGCGAAGGACCCCACGGAATGTTGAGCTTCCCCATGCCGGTTTGCGTCTTGTCCCAGACGAGGTCGGCGGTGCCACCCAGTCGAAGCGGGCCCGCCAGTGCGGTGGCGTCGTAGCCGAAGACGTAGACGTGGCGCTTGCTGGCGAGGCCGCGCGTGACGGTTCCTTCGGGGCCGACCCATTCGGCAAGGGCGGTGGGCCAGTCGACGGTGCCGTCGTCGCCAGGGATCTCGGTGAACGTGTCGGAGCGGCCGGAGTTGAAGCGGATGCCGTAGGGGGGGTCGGTGCACAGGAGCCCGTACCCGTTCGGTACCTGGGCGATGACGGCCGGGTCGCGGCAGTCGCCCCAGATGACGGTGGCTCGTGGGGAGGTGTGGAGGATGACGCCGCCGGGTGGTGGCGACGGGGTAAGGGGGGCGACGGTGGTCATGTGCTGCTCCTGTCGGGTGTCACCGGGTGGTGGTGGGTGTGGTGGGCGTACAGGCGGGACCGTGACGGCTACGCGGCGGGGGCGGGGAGCAGCGGCTCCCAGAGCAGGCGCATGTGGGCGGCGCGCTCCGTGAGCCAGGCGCGGACGGCGGGCTCGTCGGCCTCGGTGATGGCGCACTCGGTGCTGCGGAGGATCGCCTTGCGCTGGAGGACCCAGAACACCTTGAGCGTGTCGCCCGGCAGCTCCTCGCCCTGCTCCAGCTCGTAGGCGTAGTCGGCGGGGTCGGCGCGCTGCCAGTCCCACCGGAAGACGAGGTTCATGTCCGGGTCCAGGCCGCCCCATTCGGCGTGAAAGGCGGCCCAGCTGTCGTAGGTGAGGTGGTTGCCGTTCCGGTAGTAGTTGCCCTCCGTGCAGTAGTACGGGTGGTCGGTCTCCCAGAGCGGGACGACGGTGGCGGGCGGGGGCTGGGTCACTGGCGCTCCTCGGGTACGGCAGGGGCAGCGCAGTCGGCCCGGCAGCACAGCCCGTGATCCCCGGCAGCGTGCTGGCGGGCAGCGTCCGCGAGGCGCTGGCGGATCCCGGCGCACACGGTGAGCGGGAGGCTGCCGGGGGTCAGGTCGTGGGGCATCTGGCAGTCCGGGCATCGGGGGCGGTCGGGCGTCGGCTCCTCGGGCGCGGCAGGGGCAGCGGGCGGGCCGGGGCAGAGGAACGGGTACGGCGGGTTGGTGCCCTTGCAGGCGGGGCAGTCCTCGGCGTTCGTGCCCTGCGGCAGGTGCGTGGGCGGCGCGGCAGGGGCGGCGGGGGTGGTGGTGACGGTGGTCGTCGTCTCGATCAGCCGGTGCTCGAAGTCGGGCCACCGGTCACGGGCCTCGGCCAGCCGCTGGTCGGCCTTCTCTCGGGACTGCCAGGACCAGTGCCCGCGATGCAGAGGAGTGCCGGTCTGCCATGTGGCGTCGCCGGGGTGGCGGTGCTCCAGGCGGTACGAGAGCGTCGCCTCGCCCTCGGTGGTCTGCTGCACCCCGGCGGCAGCCTCACCGGCCAGCACGGCAAGGACCGCGTCGACGAACGCGTCGGTCTCCGGGTCCACGCCGTACCGGTTCTCGAACCCGTGGTCGTAACCCCAGTTGACGGAGTCCTCGCGCTCCAGGGCACGGGCGATCCGGTGGCGCACGTCGTCGGCGGCCCGGTCGGCAGGCGCGGGCGGGGCGGCGTACACCCGGTGCCGGGACGCGTACACCCCACTGTGCTCGCCGCCCACCACCAGCTCCAGGCGCGGCCCGTCCTTGCGCCAGCTGTAGTCCGGGCACACCGGCTCGTCGTCCTGCCAGCAGTCGATCGTGGCCTGCCGGGCGTCGTCCACCGTGGCGCAGTGGGCGTAGATGGGTTCGTCCTCGCGCCACACGGTCCACACCTCGGCCAGCGGCGCGGAGGCAGGCGCGGGCGGGGCGGCGAGCGTCGCGGCAACGGACGGGCCCGACGTGTTGGCTCTGGGGGCTGACGCACCAACGGAACTTGCGGCACCCTCACCCGCGCTGGTGCCGAGGAGCTGCCGGGCCACCGCCAGGGCGTGCTGCGCGTCCTCCGGCATCGGCCCGTGCTCCGACAGGTCGACACCGGACCAGCTCTCCAGCCAGGCGGCCAGGGCGAGGCCGACCCCGGGGTGCATCAGGGCGATGTGCGGCAAGTCGCCGCGCTCGGCCGGGTGGTTCGTGCCGCTCCGTTCCGCGACGATCATCCCGTCGGCGCAGCGCACGACGTGCTCGTCGGTCACCGCCCACGGGCCGGGCGAGGCACGGTGCGCGCGGGCGGCCTCCTCCCGCAGTTTCTCGGCGGCGGCGCGCAGCAGGTCGGCGGGGCTGTCGGGGGTGGGGTTGGGCATCAGGCGCTCCAGGTGATCGATACGGTGGGCGGGCCGGCTGCCCCCGATAGCGACGGGGGCAGCCGGTACTGCGTTCACGGGGTGTCGAGGGCGAGTTGCCCGGCAGCCTCAACAGCGGCGCGCCGGGTGGCTGCTGCGGTCTCGCGGTGGTGGTCGCGGTCGTAGTGCAGGTGGCAGCCCTGGCACATGGCCCGGAGGTTTGCCGGGTCGCAGTTCTCCGGGGCGTGGTCGAGGTGAGCTGTCGTCAGTACGACCTCGGACCCGGTGCCGTACGCCCGGCCGCGGTGGACGTTCGGGCACCGCCCGTCGTGCGTGCCGCGCCCGCACTCACCCAGGCACTCGCACCGGCCGGCCGCCCGGCCGAAGCGGATGAGGGCGCTGATGGCCGGCCAGTCCTTCGGGTACCGGTCCCGGTTCTCCGGACGGATCGGCACCGGGTCACAGCCCCTCGGCGATGAGGTGGCTGAGCCCGTTCATGAACGCCGCTCGCGCCGCGTCGTCGACCTCGGGGGCGAACGCGCAGTGCAGGCGCACCAGCGGCCGGCCGTCACCGTCGACGGTGAGGGTGTGGTCTTCGGGCTGGAGGCCGTCGGCTCCGAGCTGGATGGCCCAGGCGGACACGTCTGCTGCGCCGCGGATCAGGTCGGTGATGGCGGCCGTCGTCTCGTCGAACCCTCCGGCGGTGAGTACCTCGCGCCACGTGAGCCCGGTGTCGCTGTCCTGCGTGAGCGTGCTTTGGACGGTGGCGTTGAGGAGGCGGCCGAGGACTTGCCGACTGTTCAGGTGGGCGGTGAGCAGGTAGTGCTGGCGGGCTGCTTCGGCGGTGAGGTCGTCGGGGGTGTAGGGCTGCTCGGTCATGGGGCTGCTCCAGGTAGAGGCGGGCGGGGACGGTTAGGCGTTGGGGTGCTGGCCACCGTTGGACATGAGCAGGAACCCAAAGGTCTCGACCTTGCCGCCGAGGCTGATCTCGTTCGCCGTGGTCATCACGCTGCGCGTCCAGTCGGCGAGCTCGGCCACGCTCTCGGCGGCGGCAGTCGCCTCGGTGTCCGTGGCGAACGCGGCCAGGGCGCGGCCCTCGTGGTGGCCGAGGATCCACCGGTGCTCGGACATCGGGCTGACTTCGGCGGGGATCTCGTAGATCAGCAGCCCGGGAACAGGGGACGTGGCAGTCACGGTGGTCGGGCCGGCCGAGGTGGAGACCGTCGTCGTGGTGGTGGTCATGGGGCTGCTCCTGGTGGTTGGGGTGGGGGCTGGTTGGGCGGGTGGTTATGCGGCGGGGTGGCTGCCGGTGGTGGGGTCGCAGCCGAGGTGGGTGTCGTATCCGCGGGTGGCGCGGAGCGGCTGGAGGGGTGTGTTGCAGATGGTGCAGAGGGGGGTGTCGGGGGTGGTTTCTTCCTCGACCTCCCCCACACCTCCCCCCTCCCTAGAGGGGGAGCGGGGGGAGGGAGGTTTTGATGGGCCATCCCCCGGACCTCCCCCGGGTTGTGGGGGGATGTTTGACCTGGGGTTTTGTTCGAACTCCCCCGGGGTCCCCCCGTTTTTGGGGGGAGGTTGGTTGAAAGTTGTAGGGGGGAGGTCTGGGGGGAGGTCATTTGGGGGTGAATCGGTCAGGGGCGAGTCCGCTTCGGGTGCATACGCCCGACCTGCATCGGTATGGGTGTCCGACTTGCCATCCCCCGTCCACATATGGGGGTCGTCGAAGCTGTTCCGGGTCTTCCGGATCCGGACGGCCTCCTCGATGAGGCCCTTCCGCATCTGGATGCCCCGGTCCGCGCACCACCGGATGACCCGCGGGCTGCCCCAGGCGACGTCCACACGGTCCGTATCGAGGCGCTGCACCAGCCAGGCGGGCGTGCCGATGGCGGGGACGTCGGGCCGCTGGTCGAGGGATTCCAGGACAACGGACGTGACGGGCCGGCCGTCGGGCTTCTGCTCGCCGTCGAGGGTGACGACCTTCAGGGCGAACTGGAGGTCGGCGCCCTCCTCGTCGTCTTTCTGCTTGCCGACCTTCATCGTCACGACCATGTTGCGGGCGTTCTCGCCCTTCTTCGAGACGTGCATCTCAGACTGGAGGGCGCCCTTGGCGGCGGACGCGCCGCGCCCGTGCTCGCCGACGTGGCCGGTGTGGTGGATGACGAGGACGCACGCCTCAGTGGCACGGCGGAGGTCGTCCATCCGCTCAACGACGATGCCGAGTTCGGTGTTGGAGTTCTCCTCGATGCCAACGGACACACGGGCCTGGGTGTCAATGACGATGAGCGCGGGCTGGAGGCGGCGCATGGCCTCGATGAGGATGTCCCACTCAGGACCGCGGGCCTGGACGGGACGGGGCAGGAAGAGGACGTTCTGCATCTTCAGCGCGTGGTGCTTCTCCCAGGCACGGACGCGCTTGCGGATACCGCGGGCGCCTTCGGCGACGAGGTAGACCACGGTGCCCTGTTGGACGCGGTGGCCGTGCCAGTCCTTGCCGGTTCCGACGTGCGCGGCGATGTCGATGGTGACGAAGGACTTCATGTGCCCGGACGGGCCGATGATGCGGGCGAGGGTGTCTCGGTGGATGAGGTCCCCGACGAGGGGCTCCAGGGTGGGCATGTTGTCGAGGCTGGAGGCGTCAAGGAGCTCGGCGAGGAGCGCGTCGGCGGGGTCTCCGGAGCGGCCAGCGGCGCGTTCGGCCTGCCGCTGGAGGTAGTCGTCGATGAAGGTGACGGCCTGGCCGGGCTCGGCGTCGGGGGCTGTGGCCTGCTGGACAATGCGCCGGCCGAGGTCGGCTTCGGCGCGGAGGTCGGCGGCGGCCCGGACTTTCTCTGCCCAGTAGACGGGCTCGCCTGCTCCGACGTAGTCGCCGACCTGCATGAGGTAGGCGAGGCCTCCGGCGCGGGTGAGGTGCTTGCGCTTCTCCAGCTCGATGCGCACGGCGACGGGGGTGGTGGGTTCGCCGTTGTCGTAGAGGTGGGTGAGCGCGTCCCAGATCAGTTCGTGGGCGGGGCGTACGAAGTCCGGGCCCTGGATGGTGGCCCGCACCGCGGGGATGTGCCGGGGGTAGTGCATGCATCCGCCGATGACGTACAGCTCTACGTCCATGGCGCCGCTGTCCGGGGCGTGCGTGTCCGCCTGGTCGCGCGGCATGTGGCGGACGTTGTCCACGGTGGTGGGCTCCGTTCAGAAGAGGGTCGTCGGTGGCGCTGTGCACTGGTGGTCGGTGACGTGGGGGTGGGGGCAGTCGGTGGGGTGCCAGGCGTGGATCCAGCGGAGCCGGGTGGGCCGGTGGTCGCCGGTGACCAAGCACCAGATGAGCCGGTGCGGGGTGCGGAGGGCGGCCTGCTGGGTGGGGGTGAGGGGGGTGAGGTCTGCGGTGACCTGGATGGCGGCGGTGTCGCCGACCCACTGGGTGAGGGTGGGTGCGGAGCAGGAAGGGCAGCGGCGGGGGGCGCCGCCCTTCCTGCTCGCGCGGGCCATCAGGCGGGGGTGCCGTTCATGATCGGCTGGTCGATGTGCTCGCCGATTGCTGTGAGGACGTCGGCGAATGCCTTGGTCCGGGCGTCAGCCGGGCGCTCCAGCTTGTAGCCGAGCAGGAGCCCGTTCTGCCCGATGCGGTACCGGAGGCGGGCGACGAGCTTGTACCCTTCGGACCCTTCGAAGGGGACCAGGCCGATCGTGAACGTCTCCGGGACGGACAGCTGCCCCTTCTGGCCGGCCTTCGCGGTGCCGGTCTCGACGTACTGGAACTGCCGCTGCCCGGAGGAGAGTCGGCTCGCGGACTGGAAGTCGACCTTGCTGGTCGCCTGGAACGACTGGGCGATCTCCAGCATCTCGGCGGCCGACGGCTCCAGCAGCTCGGGCAGGTGGTCTTCGAGGAACTCGGCGAACTGCTCCTGGTCGACGAGCTTCCCGTCGCGGGCGGCCCACTGCTTCCACGTCTCGGTCTCACGGAGGGCCAGCTTGAGGACGTGCTGATTGAAGCGGGGCGCGTTGCCCTGGTGGGCGTCGAGGACGGCGGTGACGGTGAGCCGGTCGGAGTCGGCGTACACCTCGCTGTCGCTGTCGGCGTGCTTCTCGAAGTAGGTGTGGAAGGAGAGGGCGTCGCGGACGGTGGTGAGACCGACCTTGCGGTCGGGGGCGGTGGCGGGCCCGGTGAGGTCGACCTCCTTGATCCCGGTCGGGGTGTGGAAGGCGTAGTACTTCCCGGGCTCCAGCTCGGCCGGCGGGGCCGAGCGGAGGGCGGTGTCGACGATGGTCTGCGCTTCGCCGTTGGTGGAGGCGAGTTCGGTGTAGGTCATGGTCAGGCGTCCTTGAAGGTGTTGGTGGCGGGGGCCGTGCGGAAGTCCATGGCCATCTGGCGGGGGTCCTCGCGGACGGGCAGCCCGTCGTCGTCGAGGAAGTAGAGGGACTTGACGGGGGTGGGCTTCGGGGCCTTCACCGCGGACTCGATGCCGATCGGCATCGGTGCGGACTCGACGCCGTTGGCGGGCGGGTCGACGATGAAGGTGATCGTCATGGACCCCTTCTTGCCGTGGGCTCGGACGGCCTCCAGCAGGGTGTGGAACTCGCCGCTCAGCTCCTCCTCGGTGCGGCCGTTGAGGTGGGAGGCGAGGAACGCGGCGACGGGCGCCTTCTCGGTGATCTCGCCGGTCTCGCGGTCGGTGTGCTCGGTCATGCGGCGTGTGCTCCTTGCTGGGTGGCGTGGTCGGGGTGGCAGTTGGTCGGGTGGGTGAGGCGGATGGTCTGGTTGAACGCGGTGACGGCGGCGGCGCCGACGACGGGCCCTTCGGTGGTGCGGCAGAGCAGGCACTCGTACTTGGCCTTGGGGTGCTCGGCCCAGGTGCCGCCCTTGAGCTGGCGGCCGAAGGTGGTGGTGAGGACGCCGGTGATGTGCCGGCCGCCGGGGAGCGGGTAGCCGCTCATGCCGCCATCGACAGGTCGGTGTGCTCGGGGATCGTTGCGGCGCGGCGCATCGTGGCGTCGGTGATGTGGTCGCCGGTGAGGCAGCTGAGCACCCCGCACGTTCCGCGGACGGTGCCGTCGGGCCACCGGCCGTACGCGAGGTAGAAGGCAAGCTGGCGGGGGGTGCGGTTGCGGCCCTGGACGGAGAGGGAGGTGCTTTTCGGGATCCACAGGGTGTGGGTGCCGTCGCGCCGGATGCGGGCGGCGAACAGGTCCGCGGCGGGGGGCTGGGCGCGGGGGTCGACGGCGGCCTGGGCGAGCGTCATGCCGAAGTGGCGGGTCTGTCGGCGGTGGATGCGGTTGCGCTCGTTCTCGGTGAGGCCACCCCAGATCCCGGCGGCCTCCCGGGTTTCGAGAGCCCAGGCGGCGCACCGTTCCATGACGGGGCAGCGGCGGCAGATGGACTTGGCCTCTTCGGTCTGGGCGGCGTACGGGCCGGTGGTGCCTGCAGGGAAGAACAGGTCGGGGTCTTCGTCGCGGCAGGCGCCGTGCTCCTGCCAGGCGGTGGCGGTGTGGGTCATGACGGCGTCCCTCCGAAGATCGAAGCGAGCTGGTCGCGCAGCTGGGTGCGGATGGTCTGGTCTTCGAGGTGGTCGGGGGCCACGCACTTCGGGTAGTCGCAGCCCGGCATGACCTTTCCGACGGGCTCCCGGTCGTGCCGCATACCGAACGCGATGCGGTAGGCGGAGACGCTGGTGCCCTGCCGGCCGAGCTTCGGTACTCCGTTGGCGTAGTAGCCGGTCCAGCGGAGGTGTCCGCCGTCGACCTGCTCGGTGCGCGCGGAGAACTCGGTCTCGATGGGTTGGAGGACGTAGCCGCCGCGCCGGGGCGGGGGCATGCGGAGCGCTTCCCGGGTGTTCACCACGGTCTTGGCCCCGACGTGGAGGGTCCGCATGATGTCCTGCTGGTGGGCGCCAGCGCGGAGCATGGCGGCGACGTCGGCACGGATCTTCATCGGGTCACCGCCCGGGTGAACTCGGACCAGTCGCAGCCCGCGATGGCGCGGGAGTGCGTGGGCGGGACGTCGGCGAGCGGCAGGCCGAGGTGGTCGTACGCCATGGCGAGGAGGACGTAGGCGTCGGCCTCGTCGTATCGCCACTTGCCCTCGGTCTCGATGCCGTACCGCTCGGCCACGGCAGACCGGACCATGCCCTTCAGTGCGTCGCCCTTGATGCGGGCTCCGGTCTCGTCGTAGTGCACGGTGGTGCCGGTGGCGTACGTGATGCGCTTGCTGGGCGTGATCACGGCGTACGGGATGCTGCGCTTCCACAGGTCGTGGCGGACCATCCACCGCATCGCGGCGAGCGCGTCGGCTCCCTGGTTGTTCTTCGAGTAGGCGGCTCCCTCGATGACGACGAAGTCCGCGTGCCGGTAGAAGGAGGCGCAGCCTTCGAGCTGGAAGGCGAAGCGCTCGTGCTGTCCCTTTGCGGTGGCGTGGACGTGGTCGGTCCATCCGACGCCGGCGACGCCGGTGGTGCCCATCGCGACGTCGAGAGCGATGACGAGGGGGCGTTGGGTCACCGCGGCCGGGCTGGGCCTCAGCCCGGCCGCGGGAGTCTGGTCGAACAGGGTCGGTGTCGTCACGGCTTCACTCCGCGGTTCTTGTCCGTACGGGTCTGCTGCCACCTGGCCCCGGCGTCGACGGCCGGGGAGGAGATCCCCCACGTGTCGTCGAGCCGGGCCTGGAGCCGGTCCGCCCGGCGGGTCTCGGCGGCGAGGGCCTGCCGCAGCCGGGCCACCGCGTGGGCGAGGCGGGCGATGCGGCCGGTGTAGGTGATGGCGTCCCGGAGCAGGCCCGGGGTCTTCACCGCTTCGAGCTGGTCGGAAAGGTGGACGTTCCGGGCGGCGGTGCGCTTGGCTGCGGAGAGGAACGCGGCGGCGTCCTTGCAGGCGGCGTCGCGCTGCTCGACGAGGCTCTCGACGCGGGCCCGGAGGTCGGCGAGCTGCTGGCGGTTGCGGCGTCCGAACATCACGCCTCACCCCGCTGGCGGGGGATGAGCGGCCAGGCGCCTTCGACGACGGCGGCCGGGTCCTTCTTCCGGAAGTACGCCTGGAGACTGGCCGCCTGCTCTGCCGCCCACTCAACCTGCGCCCGGTGCAGCTGCTCCAGGCCCATCGCGGCGAGCGGCGGGTGCATGGTGCCCTGCCGTTCGACAACGAGGCACGCGGCGATAGCGTCGGCGTCGGCGGTGTGCGCCTTACCGATGGGGACCTGGTAGTGCTCGCACAGGGCGGTCAGCTTGCGGCTGCCCTTGCGGTACTTGTCGACGTGCTTGTCGATAACGAATGGGTCGATCACCAGCGGGGCCGGCAGTGGGTCAAGCCCGTACCGTTCGGCCTCACGGTCCAGGAGGGTGAGGTCGTAGCGGGCGTTCATCGCGACGATGGGGACCCCGGCGAGGATGACGTTCGTGAGTCCGCCGAGGAGCTGTTCGACGACCTCGGGGGCCGGGCGCCCGTTCTGCTGGGCGTGTTCGGTGGTGACGCCGTGGATGGCGGCGGCCTCGTCCGGGATCTCGACGCCGGGGTCGGCCAGCCAGTTGGCGGGGGAGATTCCCATTCCGCCGCCGACCTGGACGAGGCAGGCGGTGACGATGCGGGCGGTCAGTGGGTCGGGCCCGGTGGTTTCGAGGTCGAAGCCGCACATGCGGCCGAGGTGCCAGCTCATGAGGCACCGCCCGCGATGCGCTCCTGGCCGATGCGGTACAGGAACGCGCCGAGCTGCTCGTCGTCGCCTACCTCGTTGACGACGCTCGCGTTGAAGAGGCCAACCTGCTTGATCTCGTAGTTGATCTGCGCCAACCGGGCCCGAGACGTGTTCTGTTCGAGGATCTCGTCCCGGTAGGAGACGGCGGTCCTGGGCGGCGCCTCACCGCGCTCGACGTTCGACGCGTCGGGGTCTACGTCGTTCGTCGGCACGAGACCACCGAGGAACAGGAGCGACCGGAGCGCAGTGGACAGTGCCTTCGCTGTCCCCTTGTCCGCAGAGTCCATGGACTCGCCAGCCGACTGGACTTCGATGCTGTCGCCGGTCGGGCCGAAGATGCGATAGGTGACCGTGGCGGTGCACTCACGGGACGGCTTACCGCCGGACGTCTTCACGTCCCGGTAGGCGGTCTCGGTCCGGATCGGCAGGACGAGGACGCCGTGAAGGCGACAGGCGGGGCCGAAGGCGTTAAGTGCGGAGTCGACTCCGCGGAACTGGTAGCTGCCGGTGGTGTTGGCCTTGCCGTACCAGTCGCCCTTGCTGATGCCGCGGACCTCGCCCATGACGCGGGACCAGGCGACCCACACGGGAACCTGCTCGGGTCCGTCCGGCCCCGGCTCGGCAATGCCGGGGTCGGTGAGCGGCGCGGGAGTGTACTCGGGGGCCGGTGTGATGCCGGTCGGATCGGTGGAGTCGGGACGGCCGGCCGCAGCCGCTGCCCGATCAGCAAGAGTGGTCATACCTGGTGCGCCTCTCGGACGGTCTTCGGGATGTTGATGCGGCGCGATGCCCGGTCCTCCACGCACGCCGTGTAGGCGTCGGGGAACTCCTCGCGGAGCCGCTCGCGGTCGACGTGCTCTCGGGTGGCTTCGTCGTAGGAGAAGGCGACGTGGCCGTCTTGGATCGCGGTGTCTGCGCCGCCGAGAGCGCCGACGAGTCCGGCCAGGGCCGTCTTCTTCCGGGCCTTCGCCTCGCGCTCGTCGTTCGCGGCGTCGAGGTAGTCGGACAGGGCGTCCTGCGCGTCGCCGTCCCGGTCGATCGCGACGACACCCGCCCGGTCGTGGTGCAGCTGCTCGTACAGGTCGAGGAGGACGTCGGGGTCGGCGTCGTGCGGGAGGATCGGCGGGCGCCGGTCGGTGATTTGCTGCCACGCCCGTGCCCCGGCGGCCCGCAGGTCGAGGATGAGCTGCTGGTGGTCTGCGACCCGGACGACGAACTGCCGGTAGTCGTTTCCGCCGATGAGGACCCCGACGTGGATGTGGTCGTAGCCGCAGACGTCGGCCTGCCACAGGGTCTGGGCGAGGACGTCGTCCGGGCAGCCGGTGCGCCACTGTCCGGCCTTGAACGCTGCCCGGCATTTGATCTCTACGGCGCAGCGTTCGCGGTCGTCGGCGAGGGGGCATTCGAGGACGCGGCGGTCGAGGGTGCACATCTGCCACGGGCGGTCGATGTTCGCGACGAGCCCGACGCGGCGGACGACGCTGCGGTTGCGGCGTGCCCACTCGCGGGCGACGGTGTCCTCGATGGCCCGGCCCCAGAGCGCGGGCTCGGAGTCGTCGTTCTCCAGGGGGAGCCCGCCGGTCTTGTCGTGGTAGACGGAGAGGGCGTTGCCGTAGCGGCTGATGCCGAGGACGGCGGCCATGTCGGAGGAGCCGAGACCGTTGCGGCGGGCGGTGAGCCAGGCGGCGCGGTCGGCGTCGGCGGGGAGGATGAGGCGGCCGGTCGGGGTGACGCGGCGGCCGGCGGCCGGGGCGGTGCTCGCCCCGGCCAGCGCGGTGTTCGTCATCAGGCGGCGTTCCTCTCCGGCACGGCGGGGGTGTAGGCGCGGCGCCCGGCGGTGTCGACAGCGGCGAGGACACCCCGGGCGGCGAGCGCCCGCAGGTCCTTTCGCGCCGTGTTCCGGCCGGACGTCGGCCACGGGGAGGCGGTCAGCAGCTCGGCGGCCCGGTGCGTGGTGACCGGGGCGGGCTCGGCCTGGACGGCGACGGCGAGCCAGGCCCGCCGGGTGATGGGGGTGCTCACGTGACGGCTCCGAGGATCGTGAGGAGGGCGAAGGCGACGACGCCCCAGAGGACGGAGGAGAGGGCGAAGAACCAGGCCCAGGCGCGGCGGCTCATGCGGCACCGTCCTTGCGCCACTGGATCTTGATGAAGCGGCGAGGCTCGCCGTAGCCCTTGACCTCGACCTGGACGTTGAGCTCCCTCGGCACGGCCCGGCCGTGGAGGTGGGCGTAGTCCATGCGGGCAGTGCCCGCCGGGGTGCTCTCGGACGGCCACCCCTCGGGGAGCCAGCCACCGATCTGCATGAAGACGTGGCCGTAGTAGTCCGGGGCCAGCTCCGTGTAGTGCCAGCCGGACAGCGGGATCGGCTGGCTGTACCCGGTGAACCGGACCTCCCCGTCGAGCACGTCCCGGGTGAAGGCGTTGCCGTACGCGGCCTCGTGGCGGGCGGCGATCTCCCGGGCACCCTCGGCGCCGGCACGGACCTCGCCGCGCGCGATCTGGCCGAGGACCCGGGCAGAGTCGGACGTGGGGGCGATCACGCGGCACCTGCCTCACGCTGCGACGGGATCGCGACGACGTTGCCCGCACCGTTCGACGAGAGCAGCAGCTCCGCGACCCGGTGAACCTGCGCCCCGTAGAGGCGGAGGTGCGTCCCGCCGAGCTGGTCGAGGAGTTCGTCGACCAGCTGGTCCCGCTCGTGCCGGGCACGCGAGTCCTTGCCCGGGTTCGACAGCGCGTCGATCTCACGGAGCTGCTCGCCGATCCAGTCGGGGTCCTCGGCGAACTGCTCGGCCAGCTCCAGCACCAGGTGCATGAGGCGCTGGTCGAGGTGGAGGACGGCGCCGCCGGGGATGCTGGAGACGTTGACGCGGGTGGGGCCGGAGTACGCGCCGCCGATCAGCTTGGGGCGGGTGGTGTTGAGGAAGCGGAAGAACCGCATCGCACGGGTGAGCTTCATCGGATGCCTCCGAGGATCATGAGGAGCGCGGCGGCCGTGAGGGGCAGGGCGCGGAGCCAGGCGGGGGTGAGGTGGACGGCCGGGGCGAGCAGCAGCACGGGGGCTGCGGCGGTGGCGAACACGGCGATGGCGAGGGAGACGATCGCGGGCAGCGGGTGCGCCATCACAGGGCACCGTCCTGTTGCAGGGCGGGGATGCCGCGCTCGGTGCGGAACTCGGCGATGGCCTTGCCGCAGCACACCGGTTCGCCCTCGACGCTGTGCTCGTCCTGACGGCACCCGGAGTCGGCCGCCTCGTCGGCGGTCAGCTCCTCCCACACCAGCCAGCAGTGCGAGCACGTGTGCGTCTCGGTGCAGGTGACCCGACCGCTCTGCACATGGGGAGCGCGCAGCAGCTCGGCGAGCATCGCCTCGCAGCGGCGCTTGTACGCGGCGTCGATGTCCCGGCTCGCGAGGCGGTCGCCAACGAACAGGCCGGGGCCGAGGTCACCGAGCGGCCGGGGGGTGATGGTGAGCTCGAAGGGATCGCCGTCGATCTGTCCGTCGAGGTCGTAGTCGAGGTTGGTGAACCCGAGGGCGCTGATGTGGGTGTGGGTGTAGCGGGGGCGGATCTCGATGATCACGCGCCAGTCGTCGCGGGTGGTCTCCTTCACAGCGCACCGTCCGTCTGGCGGGAGAGCAGCGCCTGCAACTTCGCCACGGACTCGGTCCGGCGCGCGCGCTCCTCGCGCGTCACCTCGGGGAGGTCGCGGCCCACCGCGTACGAGTGATGCAGTGGCGAGTCGTGCGGGTCCTCGACGGGCCGGGCCTCCGATGCGGTCGAGGCAGCCGCAACGCTGATCAAGTCCGACCACTCGGTGCCCGACGAGTGGCCGAGCGCACCGGCAAGGTCGTCGTACCGGTCGGCTCGCTCGGCCTTCAGCTCGGCAACGCGGCCCCGCAGTTGGGTGGCCACCTTGTCGTCCTCGCGGCGCCAACGGATCAGATTCTCCCGCTCGGCCTCCAGCTCGGCGACCCGGGCCCGGAGCTCCTCCAGCTCGGACGGCGCGCAAGCGTGGCACGGCGCCGTCACGCCCCCGTTGGCCACGAACCGCACGGCGTCAGCCCCGTAGCAGCGCGTGCAACTAGGCGACGGCGCCACGTACGTGGTCGCCTCCAGCTCAGCCGCCCCGCCCACCGGCATCGGCAACGCACCCATCAGCGCCACCGCCGACGGCAGGTCCGTCACCGACGGGGCCACCTTCACCCCGTGCTCCGCCAGCTCCAGCAACGTCGCCATCACGAACCGCGGGCAACTGACCACGCCCTCCGGGCAGTACAGCCCCAGACCGGCACGCGTCACCGCCGCCCGCACCCACACCGCACCGTCCGACGTCGAGACCCGCAGCGGGTCCGCGCCGGCGCTCACAGCGACACCGCCGTGGCGTCAGCCGCCGCGTACAGCACCGCGACCGCGCACTCCGTCGTACGCCCCTCGACGTCACCCCACGCCGCGACGTGGATCGCGAGGTTGTCCGGCTCGTCGTTCCACGCGGGCTCACCGTCGACCTCCAGCCGACCGGCGAGAACCGCGATGGCCTCCTCGGCGAGCGGGTCAAACCGGCGGGGGACACCCGTCACGACGCAGCGGATCGCAGCCACGATCGACAACGGGCGCTCAGCGTCCGGCGTCTTGAGACGGCGGTTGAACGGGTCGGGCAGGTAGTCGCCCTGGTGGTGCCCGTTCGCCGCGAGCAGCCGGGCCGCCGCACGGAACACAGCGGGCACGGTCGTCGGGCGGGGGATGGGCACATCCACGTGGACTGTGCGCCGGTGGCCGGCGGGCAAGTTCGTGGGGCGGATAAGATCGATGGTCACGGTGTCCTCGATTTCTTGTGGTTGAGGTTCTGCCGTCGGGGTCGCTCATGGACCAGGCCCGGTCCGGACAGCGGCCCCGTTTGTGTGTGCTGTCAGGCGGACGCGGCGACGAGCTGCGCGGGCGAGTCCGCGTCCTGCTCCGCCATCCAGGCCCGCACCTCGTGGATGTCAAACCGGCGCTGTCGGCCCTTGAAGGGGTGGACGGGCATCCCGTCCTTGATCCACTGGAGGATCTGCCAGTCGGAGACGCCGTAGTACGTCTCGATCTCGCGCATGGTCAGGAGGGGCACGAGTCCGGCCGGGAGGGCGGTGACGCGTTCACTCTTCGTCGGCATCGGAGCTTGACCTTTCTACTGTCGCGGTCGAATGTGTGGGCATGCGGCTGAACAGGGCGTGCATGCGGTCGTCGAGTGCCTCGGTGATGAGCCATGCCGTGCGGAGCTCGGTGCGCTCCCGGGCGGTGGTGCCTCGCCCGGTGAGCCGGGCGATGGTGGCCAGGCTGACGCCGCGCCCTTCCGGGTCGACCTGCTTGGTCTTCTCGGAGAGCTGGTCGAGGGTGAGCTGCTGCCGCTTGAGTGCGTCGCGGAGTGGCTGTCCTTCGCCGTTGCGGAGCACCTTCGGCATGGGTACCTCGGCTTGTTGTTGCGGGTGAGCTCCTCGTTCTGAGGTGCTGTGACAGTTCTACAGTCGCTGTCACAGTCGTGTCAACGAGAACTGCCGAGAACTTCCGAGAGCTTTCCGATGGTGGCGATCTTCGAACGCGCGTTCTATGGTGGTGCATATGCCAGCGCGCCGGGCGTGACGGGGAGGTCACGCGCCGTACGAGAACGCGCCACGCTTCTACTTTTACTTGCGAAAAGTAGAAGAGTGAGGGCACCCTTAGGCCCGTGGCCACAGAAGACGCGACCTCCACCGAAGACCTTGCGCAGCTGCTCGCGCGCCTGAAGGACACCTACAAGGTGAACGACAGCCAGATCGCGACGGCCATCGGTGCGTCCCCGTCCGCGGTCAACACCTGGATTCACCGGAAGCGGCAGCCTCGCCCGGAAGCCCTGCGCGCCCTCGCCGCGGCCTACCCCAAGTTCACCGAGGACGAGATCTTCGCCGCCGCCGGCCGCAAGACCCCCGGCCCGCTCGCCCCGGACGCCGAAGAGCGCCTCCTCGAACTGTTCCGCGGGCTCACCGCAGAACAGCAGGAGCTGCAAGAGATCCAGCTCCGCGCACTGAACGAGCACAACCGTTCCGCGCTGTCGTGAGTCTCCTCTAAATGGACTCCGTCACTCCCTGCTCATAACGGATCGTCAGCTCCTGTAACACTGGTCGCATTCTCAACCACTCAGGGGTACGGTCGTGCTCACGGCCGTCGCCCTCCCCCTTCGGCCGCAGGTTCCCATCCCGCCTGCGTACACGGGGGTCCGCATGTGCATTCGCGTCCACTACGCGCCGATCGGTACGGCTCCGCCGTTCGACGCCACCACCCAGACCATCACCCTGCCACCCGGCCTCGACCGCGAACACACGGTCACCGCCGCACGGGCGGTTCTCGTCGAACTCGCCGTCCCGCAGGCCAAGTTCGGTGCACTCTGCTTCTGTGGGGAGCCGCTCGACCTGGCTCCCCTGATCCCACAGCAGAGGACAGGAGAGCAGGCGGTGACCCATGGCGCGTAAGCCACTCAACAACCCACGCCAGATCAGATCGAAGAACTGCGGATGCACGCTGTGCCTGGAGGAGTACCCGCCGGCCGAGCACGGCGACCGCAAGGCCCGGCGCGACTGCATCGGCAGCTGGCAGGCCCGCTACCGCGACCCCACCGGGAAGCAGAAGGCGCGGAACTTCAAGAAGAAGACCGGCGACGACGGCGCCGACGCGTTCCTCGACAAGATCCGGACGGCCGTACGGGACCGCACCTACCGGGACCCGAAGCGCGGCAAGATCACCCTTGCCGCGTGGTGGGGCGAATGGTGGGAGGTCCAGCAGAGGAAGGGGCGCGTCACCACACGGAACCGGAAGCTCGGGGTGTGGAAGACCTACATCTCCAAGAAGTGGGGCGGGTACCAGCTCATCGACCTGGAGTACATGGAGCTCCAGCGGTGGCTCAGCCGGGACGTGAAGGGCTACGAGAGCCAGAAGCGGGTCAGGGAGGTGCTCCTCGCCCTGCTCGACGCCGCAATCAAGGACGGTGAGCGGATCTCGGTGAACCCGGCGCTACACCTGGAGATCACTGCGGAGAGGGTCGTGAAGCACCCCGACGATCTGAAGCCGCCGACGGAGGCGCAGTACGCCCTTATCCACGTGGCGCTGCCCGCCTACTACCAGGTAATCCTGCGGGACTTCGCACACGAGACCGGCATGCGGCCCGGTGAGTACGCAGGGCTGCGGGAGCACTGCGTGGACGAGGAGGAGATGCTCGTACACATCAAGGAGATCCTCATCCTCGATGGGGGAAAGCTGCGCCGGCAGGCTGCGCCGAAGACGAAGGCGGGGTTCCGTACGGTGCCGCTCACCCCGAGGGCATTCGGGGGGTACCTCTTCATGAAGGAGATGTGGCAGCCGCACGCGACGCGGTCCCGGATCGGGGATGGCTTCGACCTGCACGTGGAGGAGCTGGTGTTCCGCGGCCCGCAGGGGGCGGCGCTGAACATCAACAACCTCTCGCAGCGGGTGTGGCGGAAGGCCATCATTCAGGCCGGAGTAGCACGCAAGATCGTCAACCCGGAGACAGGACACCATGATTGGTGGCCTCGGGTCTATGAGTACCGGCACTTGGTGACGACGCGGCTGCACCACGCTGGAATCTCCGAGAAGGACACACAGTCGGTGCTCGGCCAGGAGCGTGGTGGGCGGGTGACCTGGGTCTACACGCACGAGAGCGAGGGCGCCCGGGAGAGCGTGCGCGCAGCTCTCACCGGCCGTAGTGGACTTCACGTTGTACCGGACGGTGAGACGGCGTGAGTCCACTACGAGTCCACAAAGCCCCCTCGGGGGGGCTCGGAAGTTCTCGGAGAGTCGCTATCCTCGAAGGGGCGCGAGGGCGAATGAGCCCTCGGAAGGTCTCGGAAGTCCTCGGAAGTTTCGGGGTAGAGCGAGCTCTGCTCTTACAAAGCAGATGTCGGCGGTTCGAAACCGTCCGCGCCCACCGGTCGGAACGCCCCCGCAGCGAGCCGCTGCGGGGGCGTCGACCGTTGCCGACCACCTGCGGCGAGTGCTCCGACGCGAGGGCATCGGGACCCCGTCGGCCTTCGTTGCCGACAGCAGGCAGCCGTGTCGTGTCCGGTCTGCCGACATCAGCACATGAAGCCAACTCGGCTCACGATTTAGCCTGTTCAGCATCATGGATACGAGGTGCGGCCCACCTGTGGGGTGTGCCGCACGAGCTGGAAGGGATGGCGAGCGACCTGGACGGCACAGCGCACGCAGGCTCCTCCTCCGCGCATCAGCGGGACGCGGGTGCGGACCGCTCCAACCCTCGTGCTGCCCTGCTGATGTCGTTGGTCCTGGGGCTGCTCCTGGGCGCGCTGTCGGCGCTGGTGATGTTTCCGGCGGCGCAGCACCTGCGCTCTCTCAAGGACGGCGAGCGGGCAGAGGCGACGCTGTATGCGAGCGGCGCGTGCATGGCGGGCCAGTGCGAGGTCGAGTTCGAGGCCGGCGGGCGGACCGTGGTGGCGGATCTGCCGGTGGGCAGCGGGGGCGGCAGGAGCTCAGTCGGCGCCCGCATGACCGTCCGGTACCAGGCGGACGACCCCGAGGTCGTCGCCCGCGAAGAGGATGTCGGGGGCGGCGGGGCTGTCGTGCTGGCGGTGCTGTCGGGCGGGGCCTCTCTGCTCTTCCTGCTGATCTCGGCCGTTGCGGCGGTCTTCGTGGTGCGGCAGTGGCTCGCGGCCCGGCGGCAGGGCGGGACTCCTCAGGACGGGCAGCGGCACGACGGTGACGAGGCCGAGCCGCTCGGCACCTGACGCGGTGCGCGAATCCCCTGTTCCCTGGCCGCTGTGGTCAACAAAGCGGCGGGTGAGGCGCACACTGGCGGTATGCCCCTACCCAGAACGCATCACTGCTCGGCCTGCTCGGACGGCTCCGCAACCGGCGACGTCCTCCACGAGGACCTCGTGGTCGGGGCGCCGCTGTCCATGGAGGAACTGACCGACGCGCAGCGTCTCGACCGGTTCGCGCTCAAGTACGCCCACGACGGTTGCCAGGTCAGAGAGGTCCGGCAGGTCCCGCACGACACCCTGAGCGGTTACGCCTGGTCCGTCCGCTTCAGCGAGGGTTCGTAGCGGATCCACGGGTGGAATGGGGGCTCCCGGCCCCACGTTGTGCAGTGAGTGACCGATGACATCCGTGGTGACCCGTACGTTCCGCCCGAGCGCGAAGCGGTACGGAAGCGGCTCGTGGCGGAACATGCCGACACGAGCGAGCGGATGGCGGCCCTGAGCCGTGACTTCGACGCCATCGTCGAGGCGAACGCCCTGGTGGCCGTCGACGACGAGCACGACCCCGAGGGGGCGAGCACCGCCTTCGAGCGGGCACATGTCGCCGCCCTCCTGGCCCAGGCACGGGAGCACCTGGCCGAGCTGGACCTGGCCGTCGAGCGGCTGGAGGCCGACGACTACGGGCGCTGCGAGGAGTGTGGCGAGTCCATTCCGGCAGCCCGGCTCGAAGTGCGTCCTGCGGCTACCACTTGCGTCGGCTGTGCCGGCGGGGGTGCGGAGCGTCGGCGTTGAGTGTGCCCGAGGGCTGGGGCGCTGTGTGCCTCCGCCTACCGACACGCCTTCTCCCGGGATGCGCTCCGCGACCCCCCAAGGCACCGTGGAGACATGGCCGCACATCCGCCTGTGATCGTCTATCCGCCCTCCGCGACCGGAGGGCGGCGGGTCACCGTGCACGGGCAGATCGTGGGGCTGGCGCACGGGCGGGGCGAAGTGGCCGCGTTGTTGCGGGCCGCCGGGTTCGCGCCCGGGCCCGACCAGGTCGTCGAACTGGACCGGCCGGGGCTGATCGAATGGCGCGGCGGCGACCTCGACACCTGGGCGTGAGCACGTGATGCGCCCGAAGGGCCCGGTCGTGGGCTCGTGCCGGACCGTGCGGGCGGGCGTGGCGCTGGTAAGTCAGCCGGGTCGAGCGGGTGGCCCTCACCGTGGATGCCCAGGGGCACATCGTCTCCGTCAGCGCTCCGTGAGCCGTCACCCGAACGGGTGCGTCCAGGTGGCTGGCCGGGGCGGCCGCGAGGAACGTCGAAGCTGATCTGCACGCACCATCAGCGCAGGTCAGGACAGCAGGCGCCCGCGCCTGTCCCGGCCAAGGAGTCCCCATGTCCCAGCCCACCTCACCGACGCCCGGCACCTCCCGCCCCGCCGCATCCTCCTCAGGCAACGACTCCGGCAGCGCCTGGGCCGGCGGCGGAACGCTGTTCGCCGGGTTCCTGCTCCTCGTCGACGGTGTCCTCGGAGTGATCAAGGGCATCGCGGGGATCGCCACCAACGACGTGTACGCGGCGGTCAACGACTACGTCTTCAAGTTCAACGTCACCACGTGGGGCTGGATCCACCTCATCCTCGGCGTGGTCCTGATCTTCGTCGGCTGGGGCATCCTCAAGGGCGCGACCTGGGCCCGGGCCGTGGGCATCGCCCTCGTCTCCCTGAACCTGATCGCCAACTTCATGTGGCTCCCGTACACGCCGATCTGGGCCGTCGTCACCATCGCCATCGACGTCTTCATCATCTGGGCCCTGTGCACCGACCGCTCCAAGCCGGCGTTCTGA